TTATTCGAGGACATTTTTCATATATTCCTCAAATTTGTTCATTCTATCTTTCTCAATTGTTTTACTGATATGTGAATAGACATCTGCTGTGATCTGCATACTTCCGTGACCTAAGCGTTCTTGTAGATATTTCATATCTGTGCCTGCTTCCAATTGTAAAACTGCGTGTGTGTGTCTTAAAGAGTGAATAGGAAGAGAGGATAACCCACACTTTTTTAAAATCCTAGAAAATGAATTAAATAAACTTGATTTTGGCATGTAATTTCCATCGTCTCTGCAAAGCACTAAATTTAAGTCAAAATGATAATTTTCATTTAATATCGTCTTATTTTGGTTCTGATATTTTTGATGGAATCGAAGATCGTTAGCAAGTGCCTGGCTAATTGTGATGACGCGTTTTGAATGATAGGTCTTTACGTTTCCAAACATTTCATCTGGATTTTTAGAAGCTTCTTTGAAATCTAAAGATTTATTAATATTGATTGTCTGTTCTTTCAAATCGACATCCATCCACTGTAAGGCAGCTGCTTCACCTTTTCTCATTCCGGTTTCAATTAAGAGTTTGTAAAACATCCAATAAATGTACCCATATTCATAGGATGCTTTTAAAAAATCAGAAATGTGTTCTGATTCGATAAACTGTAATTCTTGCTCTTTTTTTTCACCTTTTATTTCTACTCCAACACAAGGATTTTTTTCGATTTTCCCTAACGTTTTAGCCTTTTCAAACGAGTTGAACATGGTACCGTGGACAATTTCAACTGTTCGCTTACTATACTCAAGCTTTGTAAGATGGTTGATAAATTTTTGATACATTAAAGGCTTAACATCTTTTAATAAGATATTTTTAAAATAGGGAATAATGTGATTTTTGACGTTACGCTCGTGTATTTCAAACGTGTTTTTAGCCACAGTTCCTTTTTTATATTCTAATAGCCATGTTTCTAACCATATTTTCAATGATTCATCCGTTATTTCAAGACCTTCACGAATTCTTCTTTCTTCATTTTCTGCTGCTAACTTTGCTTCCGTTTTCCCTAGAAAACCTCTTTTGGATTTTTCTCTAGTTTTTCGCGTGATTGGATCTTGATAATAGATTCGATATTCCCAAAAATCCTTATTCGAACCTTTCTTTTTATACTTATGAAACGTCGCCATTATTTCATCTCCTCTCAAAGAATGGATACTCCTCATTCATACCTTATATGTATAAGTGGTTTCGGCTATTCTATTCATACGGCGGTTTTGAATTTGTTCAAGTCGTTTAAAGCACAGGTCATCCGTTACTTTAAACAAATGGACCATTTGATCAATAACATAAGGATCATCCACATCAATGAATTGCAACATGTGATGTGGAATAGCTGCATAGAGGACAAAATGCTGAGCATCCCATTCTTGCAGCTCACGGAACGCATGCGGCATCATGCTTTGAACACCTGTATGCCGCAATATATGGCACAATTCGTGAAAGAACATCTCGCGTTGCATTTCTTTTGTAGTCCTATTGTCAACAGTAATACCTATATAGTTTCCATTGACTTGAAAATAGGAAGGTAACGGTTTTCGGTGGATAAAAATTCGATAATACCTTGCTATGTATTCCTCGCTAATTTGTCTAGGGTGTCTAATTCTTAGTGCAGTATAAAAATGTGTAACCCAATCTTCCAGAACTGTTGTAGGATAATTCGACAGGTTCAATCTTATCACCTCTAAAACCATTATACGAATATATGTTCCTTTTTACAATAAAAAGAAAATGCCCAAATTATAGGCATATTTATTTTCCCTCTTCATTCCGTTCCTTCGCCTTCTGAGCAACCCATTCAAAATGTCGTCTAATCTCGTCCAGATCCTCAGCGCTTAAATTCTTCCACTTCTCGACATCAAAGAATCCCAATTGCTCGATACCAAATTCTTTAATCATCGCATTAATTTCTTTTAAAGAATCTAATTCGTCATCTGTAGAAGGGGGAGAGAAGTCTTTATCGATACCAGTAATTAAATAATCTGTAGTAATACCATATAGTTTTGATATCTTAGCAAGCATATCTTTATCAGGTGTTCTGATTCCATATTCCCAATTGGCGTATGTAGAGACAGTTTTCATACCTAATCTTCTTGCGACCTCAGTCTTTGTCCATCCCTTTTTTTCTCTTAAGTTTTCAAGTATTTTTGGAGTTAAATTACTCATATTCCACACCTTAATTGAGTTTTATATAAATCTTATCATTTTTTACACGCATTAGATAAAAAGTTACACAAAAAGAATAAGAAATAGTTGACTTACACTTAAAGGGTAACTTATAATACAAATAAGAGTTACACATATTGAGTAATAGAGGTGATTAAATGACCCTTCATAAATTAAGAAATATTCGTTTATCTCAAGGTAGATCTCAAACATTTATGGCAAAAAAACTTGGCTATAAATCTGTTAGTGGGTATGCAAATATTGAGATGGGTAGAACAAAACCAAGTTTGATTATGGCTAAAAATATTTCTGAAATACTACAGGTTGATGTGAATGAGCTTTTTTTTGAACAAAAGTTACACGTAAAGAGTAACCTTTGGTTGGGTTCAGCTGGCAAACAGTGATACAGAAGGAGGAAATGCTTATGAGCGATCACGCGTATTACAGCACCTTCTACGACCTTTTATCAAAATTGTATAGTAGCACATTATCTTGAATCTGATCGCAACTATGAACGTCAGGATGCGGTCAGTGATTTATTAGAAATTATCCATCTGATGGAGTGTAACAAAAATATCTTGCAGAAAGAAGGGAAAGCAAATGCTTAATATTCAAATTGATGAACAAATGGTCGAGAAAACGTTTCTTACAGAGTTGAAAAAGCGCCTTGATCAACTTCAGAATAAGCAAACCTTTTGGGACATGAAAGAGCTTTGCCGACAAACAAACATGAGCGAGAACAGCATTAAGGAAAAATTCTTTTTTGATACACGTTTTCCAAAATATAAAATTGGTGGGAAGTGGTACTTCCCAACTGCAGAAGCTGAATCGTTTTTGCTTATGTGGATTAAAGAACAGCCAACCCATTAACAAATGAACCAACTCTAGGGAGGTTATGTATGAGCATGATGTTAAGCAAGGGTGAACAAACTCGTTTACGGATAGGTGTATCACGCCGAGTATTCCAATTTACGAAGGACAAGAAAGAAGCTGCCAGGCTTTTCGAAAACTTGTTTCACGATATTAAAGAACATTTCGGCGTTACAAGCTATAAAGAAGTAGATCGACGATACCTTTTATCTGCTATTAGATTCATAGAAAACTGGGTGCCGAAGAAAGCTTCTTAACTATAATACTAGCAAGTTTTACCAAGTAATAGTATTCCAGATGAAATGTGATTATTCCAATTTGGAATAATTGAGAAAGAGTGGTGATACATATGAGCTTAAATTTCGGGTTAGTGTTGCAGGCTTGTAGGAAAAAGGCTGGTTTCTCTCAAGAAGAAATGGGGCATCAATTGAATCTTTCGCAATCTGCTGTTTCTAAAATGGAGACAGAACGAAAGGTGCCAGATATGCCAACCTTCATGGAATGGGTACGGGTTACTAATGCGCAAGAAGTGGCAGTCGCATTCCTATATGGAATGGACGGAATCACAATGATTCACCAGTTATTACCGTTGATAGGAGGATTAGTTTTATGGTTTTAACAAGAATGAGTTTTTTGCCAGAGGATAATAAGTCGGCAGTTATGGAATATCGTTGCATTAATACTTGCTATAGCCGTATCGAAGAGTCTGTTTTTAAAGGGGATTTTGAAGAAGCAAAACGTACTACACGTGACCTTCTTAATTCGATTCGTGAAATTGAAAGACTACATGAAAGAAAAAAGAAGCTTGATCGTAAGGCTGAACTTGTTCGCATAATGGCAGCAAGAGGGATACATATAGAATTGGTGGTTAGGACTTCATGATTTCTTAAGGAAGGAGTGGTTTTATGAAAATCACGGCTGAAGAATGGCTACGCCTGTCAGGGGTGACAAAGCAATTCTTATTAAAAAAGATCACAAAAAAAAGCAGTGAGCTGCAACTCACCACTCTTAAAAACTTATTAAATATTAGATGGTCTAATTATAGCATATTTCTCTGCTGAAGAAAAGGAGCTAGATTCTGAATGTTAGGTGATCAAAGTCCTCGTCATGTTGTGTTTCCTAAGCGTTTAGGGGAGCGAGCTGATGACGAGGAACATCTAAACAGACTCGTTGTTGAATACATTATGGTCCGTTATCCAGATTACAGGGTTATCAACATAAAAGATGGATTTGCTATCTGTAATAAAAATTATTAGCAAGGAGGCGAGTTGGTAATGGCCAGACCAAAAAAAGAGGGTATGGATTATTTCCCTCACGATACTGATGCGGTAAACGATGAAAAAATTGAAGCTTTACGTTTCTTGTATGGAAACGATGGATACGCCTTCTATTTCATCCTGCTTGAACGGATTTATCGAGCAAAAGAATTTGAGTTAGATGTTTCTGACGCAGAAACTATTCAGATACTTTGCAGAAAAATTGGTGTAAACGAGGAAAAATTTCATCAGATTTTAGAAACATCTTTGAAGCGAAGTTGTTTTGATAGAGTCGCTTATGAAGAAAAACGTGTTCTTACATCTACTGGAATTAAAAATCGAGCATCTATTGTTGTTGAGAAACGAGTGATGATGCGTGACAAATATCAAAAATCCAAAGATGTTTCTGACGCAGAAACTAGTGAAGAAACCAAGGTAGAAACGTCACAAAGTAAAGTAAAGAAAAGAAAAGAAAAGGAAAGGAATAAAAACAATATACCCGAACAAATTAAAAATTTGCGTCTCAGGTATTCCGAAACTCAATTAAAGGTCATTGATGATTATCTTGAAATAATTCGCCATACAAGAGTCAGTGCTAAGATTTCTGAATCTGTCATTTTGAAGATGTACCAAGATTGGGACAAGTACCCAACAATCTGTGTAGAGTACGGTCTAAAGACCCATACCGACAATCCAGCTTTTCACTCAAAAAAAGAGAATTATACAATCGGGATTATTAGAAATACCACTGCTGACGAAGCTGCCGAGAAAATGAAACCTGCATCGCCACAACGCCGAACAGGTACAGGCTTTAATAAAAACGTCGTTAACTTTACCGCGCTTGTCGGAAACGGAGGTTGAACATGGACAGAAAGCAGATTGCTATTTTACTAAACACAATCCAAGCGAGTTATCCCGGAAAATTTCAAGTTGAAGATCCAGTCGGACTTTTAAATTCTTGGGAACGAGTTCTACGAAAACATGATTGTGAAAATGTAATGAAAAATTTCGAGCGTCACTTAGAAACCAATGTCTTTGCTCCCACTCTTGCTGACTTGGTTAAAGTAAGGCCACTAGATCGATTGGGCGGAATTCCAAATGCCAACGAAACACTAGAGTATCTGAGTTTGCTAGATCGGCCCGAAGAACTCACTGAAAGTCAGCTGGTGTCCATCGAACAATCAAAAGCAGAAATTCGCAGAATACTAGGGAGGGCTTAGTTTTGGAAGATATCATACTTTATGGCATTGAGGCAGAGCAATCTTTACTAGGAACCTTGCTGATAGAACCTGATCTAATCAAAGATATTAAAACCAAGCCGGAACATTTATCTCCAGGGAAGAATCATAACCTTCTGGCAACCCTACTCGACATGGATAGTAAGGGGCAACCGGTTGATCTACTCTCCATCACGGAGCGAGTCGGCAGAAATAATATTGGTCGCATTGGTGGTAGAAGTTATCTGAGTGAATTAATGACTTCTGTTGCATCCACTGCAAACTTTGCTCATCATGAAAAAATCATTTATGACTACTATCAACGAAGAGAAGCAATCGCAATCGCTAATCGCATTAAAGAAAAAGCGATAGCAGAAGAACCTGCAGTTGCTATACATAACGGTCTTAACGAATTAATGGGACTGGATGATAGCTCAGGTGATGATGACGATGGTTCCATCATGAATGATTTAGTTGAAGTCTACGATGATTTAGAAAATCCAACAGGTGAAATTACTGGCATACCTACTGGGTTTACCGAATTAGACAGAATGACAACCGGCTTACAAAAACAAGACTTAATTATTATTGCTGCTCGTCCATCAGTAGGGAAAACAGCATTTGCACTTAATATCGCTGAAGGAGTTTCATCAAAGAACGAGTATGCAACCGGAATTTTTTCGCTAGAAATGAGGCGGAAATTACTTTTGAAAAGGATGCTTTCAAGTAGTGGAAATATCAATACCCAAAACATAAGAACAGCCCGACTAGCCGAAAAAGATTGGGGGAAGCTGACAAACGCTATGGGTAGTGTGAGCAACCTGAACCTTCGTATCTTCGATAAACCAGGTGTCACAATCAATGAGATTTGGTCTAAAGTCAGAAAAATGAAGCGTGATTATCAAGGTAAAGACATTCTGATCATCATTGATTATCTGCAACTAATAACCGGATCACCTAAGCACAAAGGAAATCGCACACAAGAAATAAGTGAAATTAGTAGGATGCTTAAACACATGGCTCGTGAATTAGACGTTTGCGTAATTGCACTTAGTCAGCTTTCAAGGGCAGTGGAAATGAGACAAGATAAACGTCCGATGATGTCTGATATTCGTGAATCTGGTCAAATCGAACAAGATGCAGATGTAATCGGTTTTCTATACCGTGATGATTATTATGACAAAGAATCAGAAAACAAAAATATCATCGAAATCATTATAGGCAAGCAACGAAACGGCCCTACTGGAACGGTGAATTTAGCTTTCGTCAAAGAATATGGTAAATTCGTCAATCTCGAACGAAGGTTTGAAGAGGCATGAAGATAAAAGAGCTCTACTCAGACGCAGTGAAATACAATTATCATTCACTTATTCTCATGATTGAATTTCTAATCTACGAAAAGAAAACCGTGAATATCGATGATGACGTATCAGCGCTTGATCTTTATTTCAAGCCTAACAATCACGCTAGGATGAATCATTTGATTTGTGAATATGACAGGCAAATAAATGATTCTGTAGAGGTACATGCATATGGATAAATTTCAGGAAATCAAAGAATATTGGAGCTCGTTTTTTTCTCCATACTGGCCCATACTAACGACCCAAAATGAACTGAAAGATATTGAGTGGCTTATTCAAGAAGTTGAACGCCTCCGCGCTATTGAACAAGCTTATGAAGAGCTGAAAATGACGGATACGTTAAAAAGGAACGCTAAAAGACTGCCTGGAGAAACATCTTTGTAAAAGATGGATTATTAGAATACTGAAGGGAGTTTCGATTATGGAATACCTAACAGAAGGAGATTTCGCAGTAGCTAAAGCAAATGGGGTTCCCTATGGAGCTGCTTACAATCGGTATTACAGTTTGGACTGGTCGAAAGAAAAAGGCAATAACTGCCCCTATGGAAGATAAACATGCATGGAGTAAATGGCGTAAAAAAGCCTTAAAGAATGGAATTAGTTATTTTACTTACAGGTCTCGTATAAAGGCTGGTTTTTCACCTAAAGAAGCCGCAACGACTCCTTTAGGTGAAATCGGAAACAGACAGCATCACCCTTTTACGAAAGAAGAACTAGCCGAAGCAAAAGGAAGAGGAATTGCTTCAGGTACAGTTATAGCTAGGTGGCGTAATGGATGGGGTAAAGAAAAGCGCTTACTTTCCCCACACAAATTAAATTTAGAAGAAAATCATAAAGGGGTTGGAAATGATGAATCTAGCAAAATTGTTTGAAATACAAATGGTATTAGATGCTCATATTGAAAGTAAGCATCCGAGACAAGAAGGCGAGGATAGAATTTCTAAAAAGATTCTAGCGTTACTAGTGGAAGTAGGGGAATGTGCTAATGAAGCTAGGTTCTTCAAATTCTGGAGCAATGATCAAAAGCCAAAGACTAAAGCTTTAAGGATGCCAACAATGATGGAGGAGGATAAAGAATACTATAATCCGACTCTTGAAGAATTTGTGGACGGATTACACTTTGTCTTAGGGTTAGGGATTGAAATTGAATTCGTATCATACAGCACATTAGGTTATTCTCCTGAAGCTGATGATTTAACAGATATGTTTACTCTTGTTTATGAAATGATATCTCGCTTTAAAAGATATCAATCTGTGTTCCATTACGGTATTTTGTTTGATTGCTATATGACGTTAGGGAAAATGCTTGGATTCACCTGGGAGCAAATCGAAGTTGCTTATTACGAAAAGAATCAAATCAATCATTTACGTCAGGCCAACGGATATTGAACAGTGGACACAAACTGTGAATTATTTATCAAGCACACTACAAAAAAAGCCTCTATTTTTTAAAAAATAGAGACTGAAAATGGTTAATCTGTTTTAAGTTTTGAGTAAATATTAAGATCAATAAATCTATCTTTAGATTTCTGGCTTTTTCTAAGTGTACCTTCAAATGTAAAGCCTAGTTTTTGTAGTACTCTAATTGAATTAAGGTTTTCAGGTTCAACTTTAGCCTCAATTCTAATGAAATTTAAATGTTCAAATGCGTATTCTAACAGACAAGAAACGGCTTCAGTTCCGTAACCTAGACCCCAAAAAGTGCTATCAAGGTCATAGCCGATTTCTGCCTTAATGTTTTCATAATCAAGTGTATTAAATCCGCATGAGCCAATGATTTGATTCGTTTTTGCTTCAATGATCGTATAGCGCATAGCCTTGTTTTGAGCAGAAAGTTCATTTAGAAAATCAATCATTTCTTTCGCTTGATTTTCATCTGAAAAGTTCTCGATGTTCATAAATTTTGTAACGTCTGGGTTTGACCAAATATTAAATAAACAGGGGGAATCGGCTTCCGTCATTTTTCTTAAATACAATCTTTCTGTACGTAATAAATCGGTTATCAATATCTTAACCTCCAATTTTAAATTTTATTAGTGGATTTAAGTATTGATATCTGCGCATAATTCAGTCCCTTCGAATACTGTGATTTTTCAATTGTAACTTAGTTCAAAGATTTTTTAAATGATTAATTTAGTCAACAGTACGAATATACGGAGAGAGAAGGAGTAATATAAATGGCTAAACATATTGAATGTCGTTTTTGCGATATGGGTTTTCCAGCTAATTTTGAAGATGATACAGTTTGTGGAGGATGCGGTGCAGAGTGGGAGGCAGCGAAAATTCTTGTTGAAGATGAAGGAGATATATGAACAGCACAAAGAAGGCGAAAATTTTAAAAATGTTTCAAATATTTCGGGAAAACCTCTAACAATTAAACATCCTGCGGATTTGGTTGGGAGCAATAAAATAATGCAAGAATTGGTTAGAAAAAAATCTAAATATTTTAAATGATTTTAACACAGTTCGAATAGAAGGAGGTTTAATTGATGAGCCAAAACGAACGTGAATTTTATATCGAATGGCTTGCAATGAAAGGGGATTATGATAAAACCTTTTATGCCAGGATGAAAGATTCAGAGCTTGAATTTTATTACAAGGAAATGTTGGAAGAAAATTATGTGTAATTCGCTGAACATTAAATAAAGACTGAGATTTCTCCCAGTCCACCCAACTACATTTTACCACGGGAGGGATCTCAATGAAAGAAGCTGCCAGGCTTTTCGAAATTGATTTGAATAAAAACGCGACTTATATCGTTAAAGATGGAAAAATGCATGAAATCGAGAGCCCTGAAACTGGATTTGGAAAGCAAATTATTAATTGGCAGGGCAATAAGCCTTGCAACGCTAAATTAGAAACAGACATTAGATTTTAATACGCTTATCGGAAAAACCGAGGGCACTGAGTAAGCTAACGCTTATTTGGTGTCCTTTTTATTTTGTTTATTAGGAGAGATGGGGATGGATCCAGTAGCAAAAGAAAAGCTGAAGCAATGGAAAAAAGATCATCAATTAATGAAAGTAGCAGCTAAAAAGCCAAAGGAAAAGAAAACAGAACAGCTGAGCAAACGTGAATGGGAAGACATCATGGGGAAGAATCGACCTACGTACAAGCGTCAAACTGGATCTTTTAGACAAAGAGGATAAAACAATATAAGGGGTGGCAGAGTAATGATCAAATTACCGAAGATTGATGATAAAGCAACCAAAAAAGCAGTCGAAAAGGCACTTTACCGATATAGGGATTATCTTGTCACATTACCCATGTTTTTAATGCCTAAAGTGACACCATCATATTCACTAGTACCACCATCAAACACAAATGCTTTCCATAGTAGCACAGAAGATGCTGCCATTGAACGCATTCAATATATAGAAGAAAGAGATTCATATTTAGAAAACATTCATGGAGCCGTAAATACATTGAAGGATATTGAGCGCGAAATCATTATCAAGAAATACCTCCAGCATGATGCAAGTTACGATCCACTCATTTGGGCAGAATTAGGTGTCGGACGTTCTAAATTTTATGTGATTAAGAGTGAAGCGATGTTACGTTTAGCTTTTGCTTTGAAAATAGAAGTCTATAAAAATAAGGGGTGACGACTGATGAATACCGTTCAGCCGATTCGAGATAAGGAAATTATTCAAGAAATTAAGGAGTTTTTAAAAACTAGAAATGAGCGTAATTATGTTTTATTTTTACTTGGTATAAATACAGGGTTGCGGATATCGGATATCTTAAAGCTTAGAGTTATAGATGTACAAGGGAGGAAAATTTATTTGAAAGAAAATAAAACCGGAAAAGAAAAGGAAGTAGAAATGCCACCTGATTTAAAGAAAGTTATTCGTAAATATATAGAGGGTAAAAATAAAAATGATTACCTTTTCCCAAGTCGGCAAAAAGATAAACGAGGGAAGCCAAAGTCAATATCACGAGGGATGGCTTACGTGATTTTACAAGAAATCGCTGATGAATTTGGTTTGGAACGAATCGGATGCCATTCGCTTAGAAAAACATACGGATACCATTTTTATAGCCAAACGAAAGATGTGGCTGCTTTGCAGGATATGCTTAATCACAGTGATCCAGATATAACGAAACGGTATATAGGAATTAACCAAGATAAGCTAGATAAATATCAAACAAACTTTAAAATATGACGGATTTATTCTTTTTTTACTATTTTGAGTTAGTCATAAAAATCAAGTTGTTCAACTGGTTTTTAAAAAGGGTCTGAGGGTGCATTACAGCAACATTTTGATTGGGATGACGAGTTATACTCTTTATGTCTTGAAGATAACTCAGAGGGCTAAAAAAAGGCAAATTTGAAGCGAAAAAGGACTAAAGAGAATATCGATTCATAAAACAAAACCACAAAAAGCGCCGTGGACTTTTCGCGGACAATTTTCGGACAATCCACGGACAACTTTTTTATTTTGGCATGTTATATTCATAGCATGGAAGTTTACTTCTAAATCTAATGTGGTTTTATTAGATGGTAATCATTTCTGTCACCCTTATATACGGAATTTGTAAGCCTCTAATTATTAGAGGGTCTTTTTGTATAGGTGCATTGTCGTGATTTGTCGAACGATAGTGATTGTCCAGGTATTTCCTTTCATCAATAATTATTGGTGGAGGGAGGTATAAAAATGAATGTAACAGATTTAGTAAACATACTTAACGGATTAGATGATCAAGATTTAGATATGAGGTTGTATTTCACAAGAAAAAAACCTAACGGTAAATATCAATCTTATTCACCAACAATAGATCCAGATCTACAAAAAGAAATAAAGGATATTGTAAAATTGGCTGTAGAAAAAGTACAAAATGTCGAACAGCGTCCATTTAGTCCAATTGGTACAATAGAAGGATGCATAGAAACCTACGCTCCAAACGAAGTGACAAGTTTTAATGATATACTTGAAAGCATGAGTGAAGACTTTGTAAGTCGTAAAGAAATTCCACCTGAAGAAATTAGTAAATTAACTTTTTATTGTCTAAAAATATACACTGAAGAAGGAGATATCTTATTCTTTAGAAGGGTTACCAAGTTTAATCGGTTAAAAGGCGGTTTTTTTGGGAAATTTACTAATGGAGATTTTATGAAATTAGATGGCACTTTGCTCGGGATAGACCCAAATGTAGACATTGTTATTCTTGGTGAAGAAATGTTGATTTTAAATCACATTTCATTAGAAAGAATATTCTCTATCCAAGATCAATACCATGAAAAAGCAAGTCAAACACTTGACCTTGTGAGAAGAACAAACCGAATTACAAATTATGAACAATTTCGGGAAGATTGTTTGTCAGATGGAAGAGTTACAAGAGCCTTAACTAAATTGCTCAATGAAGAAGATAGTATGCACCAAGTATTTGAAAATTTTGAAAATGTTATTCAAGTTATTGATATATTTGGATTAAATATAGAAATAGCAGAAGAAAATACAAAATTAGTCTACGAAGACAAATCTCAGCTGTTAGATATTACAAGACTTATGAGGGATTCTTTTTATAGGTCATGGATTAATAACCGAGATGGATTTGATGAAGGAGTTTAAGAAGAAAGAAGGGTGATTTTCGATGATTTCAGTCCTATTTAGAATAGGTTTATATGTATCATCGTTTTTTCCTCTATACGTCTTACTCATCATTGATAATTATGAATATTACAGTACTTGGAGGGAATTTAAAAATATATTGTTGTATGAAAATTTTCTTCCTTCTACATTTAGTTATGTACTTTTGATTTTAATTATTCTTTCATTTATTTCACTTTATATTATTATGAAAATAAGGTTAAATGAAAAGCATAAATTTATTGGAGTATGTAAAACCGAAGATAATTTATTGAGTTATGTTGTTACATACTTAGTTCCGATATTGTCTATAGATATAACAAAAGCTAATAGTCTATTAGTGAACCTAGGTTTGTTCTCGTTATTAGGATTTATATATGTGAAAAATAGTTTAGTTTATTTAAATCCACTTTTTTTGTTTTTTAGATATAATGTTTTTCTGACAGAAAATAATGAGGTCTTAATATCAGATTTAGATATATATGAACTGAAAAATTTAGAAGGAGAAAGAATAAGGACAAGGGTACTTAGTTATAAAATATATTTAGTGAGAAAGAAAGATTCTTTACCAACAAACCATTAAGCATCCTTTCGAGGGTGCTTTTTATATTGGGGGAAGTAAAGGAATCATAACGTTTTTATTATCATTAATTCTAATGAGAATTATGTAATAAGTAGTAGATTTATGTTATATATTGGTATATGATATTCTTCGATAAGAAGATTGGTAATTGTCTACTTTTTAAGTTGTTATTACGCTGCAAATTAGGTTCCATTATTATTTACCTAGTTGCAAAATGGAGAGGGATATATGAGTAAAAAAAATAAGAAGAAATTATTATCTAAAAGAAGAACTGCAAGAGAAAATGAGGGAATCACCGAAATTACTGTTAGTGGGTATAAATCAATTAGAGAAAGTAAATCTATTAAAATAAAACCTCTTACGCTACTTGCTGGTACCAATAGTTCTGGTAAATCTAGCTTTATACAACCTTTACTAATGATGAAACAAACGTTGGAGGAAGGTTTTGATCCTGGTCCACTACTTTTGAATGGGGCACATGTTAGATTTACTTCCGCAGACCAACTATTACATACAAATTTTAATGGAAAGAAGGAGGAACAATTTCAGGTTGGATTTGAAATAAATAATGAGGATCGTTGTGACGTTACTTATCGTAAAGTCTCAAATGGATTTACAATTGATAAAACATATTACAAGGTAACGGAGTTAGATGAAAATTATAAGAAGCAAGAAACCGAAATAACACTACATAAAGACGAGATGAGAAAAGATATAAAATCTATTATTCCACCTTACCTTTCAGATCTTATGAAAAAAATGGATGGAGGTTTACAAGCTTCAGTAGTGAGAAATAGATGTTTTTTAAAGGCGAATATACATTTAGGTAATGATAAAAACCTTGTTTTTACTGAATTTCCATCCCAAACTTTTGACAGAGCTATAAGGAACATTTTACACTTACCAGGACTAAGAGGGAATCCTGAAAGAACATATCCTACTACTGCTGTAGATTCTGATTTTGAAAATACATACCTACCTGGTAATTTTGAAAAATATGTTGCGAGCTTAATAAATAAATGGCAAACGAATGATGAGATTAAATTAAGTGAGTTAGGAAATTATTTAAGTTTATTAGGACTGACTGACAAGGTGAGAACAACGAGAATTGATGACACGCAAGTATCAATAAACGTAGGAAGAGGGGTTAAAGATTCGTTAAATGACCTAGTTAATATAGCTGATGTAGGTTTAGGGGTATCACAAACATTACCTGTATTAGTTGCTTTGGTTTACGCTAGACCGGGTCAAATGGTATATATAGAACAACCTGAGATACATTTACATCCTAGGGCACAATATATGTTTGCTTCTATATTAAGTAAGATTATTTCTAAAGGTGTAAAGGTGGTTATGGAAACCCACAGTTCCTTAATTATCAAAGGAATTCAAACTGCTGTAGCTAAAAATGAAATTAATAATAAAGATGCTGCGCTTCATTGGTTTAGTAGAAATAAAGATTTTGGAGAAACAGAAATTATCAGTTCGAATCTGGATAGTAATGGGGCGTTTGGTGATTGGCCGATCGATTTTGATGAAGTCGAACTGATGGCTGAAATAAATTATCTAGATGCAGCAGAGGAAGATTAATAATATGGGCGAAAAAGTAATGATAATTGACGCATGTGTTGCTTCTTCTGCATCAGCTAAAGATAAACCTATATCAACAATGTGTAGAAAATTGCTTTTAGAAGTTCTAGATAGCGAGCACAAATTAGGTTTTACAAAGCAGTTAGAAGAAGAGTGGAGTAACCATAGATCGCTATTAGCGATGAAAGTTTTAGCTTCAATGAAAAGTAGAAAACGAGTATTATTTATTCATGATAGTGAAGGAGTATTCGAGATTAGAGATAGAATGAAAGATCTTCCTGATAAACAAAGAATTGAAGCAATTACCAAAGATCTTCATTTAATAGAAGCAGCTTTGCTTACAGATAAAATAATTATTTCAAGCGATAAAAGGGCTAGAAATCATTTTAGTAGTATTGTTCATATAATTGAAGAATTAAAAGAACTAACCTGGATTAATCCGGTGAATATTGAAGAAAACGTTATTGGTTGGATAAATAGTGGAGCTCCTCAGGAAGAGAAGAGACGATTGAAAAGTTCTATTCCAACTTAATTATAATAAATACATACATAGCGTTTCAAACTAATAGCAATCACATTTTTAATATAATATATAATCTTTTAAGAGTCATCTCAAATACGAGATGGCTTTTTATTTTGGAGAAAGAAGGGTGAGGATCATGATTACTTTACCAGATAAGTTTTTCGTGGAAAGTACTGATAGCGAGGAAATCTTATTGGTTACAAAGGAACGCAGCTTCTGGTGGGTTCAATTTGATTATACCCACGAAGATTATGATTCTTGTTATGATACTTCAGGTACAATGTCTGAGGAATCATTACTTCAAAGAATCCAGTCCGATGAATATAGGATCATACCTGATGATGAGGGATGGATTGAATTGGATGATTTATAAAAGAGAGAAAGAAGGTGAGGTCAATGAAAGCAAACTGTAATGAATGCACCAAAGAGTTTCCTATCAACTTAAAAAAGAAGAAGCATGGTAAAGGTGTAGTCGAAACATATTTCGTTTGTCCGCATTGTTCTACACGATTTAGTGCTGCATTTACAAATGATCGAGCTAGGAAATGTCAAAAGCAAATACAAAAGCTTTGGGCTGAAATAAGAGGTTGTGGAATTCCACAATTGGCAGAGCATAAGAAAGAGAAAATCGACAAGTTAACTGAGGAAAACAAAAAGATTATGAGTGAGTTGAAGGCACAGTACGCATCTACTTGATGGGTGCTTTTTAATTTACAAAATCTTAACAAGGACTATTTACCTATCTGTAGAATTCTTCCTGTGAAGGGAGGAATTCTTATGATTATCCAATTTTATCGTAAAGAGAAAATGATTCACGAGACGAAAATGAAAATGTTAAAAGGTGTTGACTCGCCGGACGAAAGCTATCTACTACCTAAAATCGGAACAACAGTTGAAGTTAAAGGCAAGATGTATACGGTCGATAAAAGCAATTTTGAAATTGAAGAACAACGCCGTGGAGACAATTTTGAGGTTATAGCGAAAATCTATGTAAAATGAATTGGAGCATCCTTTCGAGGGTGCTTTTTATTTTAGATATATTGTCACATTTTGACGAACGATAGGGATTGTCCATTTAGTTCCTTTTGCTCATAATTGAGGGTGAAGGGAGTGTATCATAATGAAAGTAGTTTTAAATGATGTAGAAATCCAAGGAAGAGTTGAAGACCTAAGTAGTGAAGATAAGAAAGTTGTTAGAATGGAATTTCAAACTTCAGGAAGTAATGAATATCATCTTTTTTCTGAATTAATAGGTAGTAATTCTTTGAATGTTTCTATAGAGGACTTAGGAATGGCTTATAAAGCTAAGGTTCAGAATTATAGTAGGTCTTATCAAGATAAATTAGCAGATGATACTTTAGCTAATTTCTCTCTTGAACTTCATGAGCAAGATGAAGAAGGAAATGAATGGAACACTCAAATTGGAACTTCGATAGCTACAATGCAAAACTGGGTTAGAACACGAGCTATATCAGAAATCTTGATAGAAAAAGGTTACTTTACCGCAGAAGAATATAATAATAAAATTGATGAAGTAACCGAAAGAGATCAAGATAAAATGTTGAATTTTATCAATACAGGAAAATAATAATTTGTAAAATGCATCCTACATGGGTGCTCTTTATTTTGGAGAAAGAAGGATATTGTTTCCTTTTATCGAAAGTTAAACAAGGAAGGAGTGTATAAACTTGAAAATCACAATCGATTCGTTCGAAGAATTACCAGTAGAATTAAGTGAACAGATGAAAATAGAATTTGAGAAATTGATTATTACCGATTTAGGAATCGGTCTGGAACTAAACCCGTTAGAGGAAATAATAATTCCAAAAGATTTCGGAGACAGCGTTACATTTTTTCAAAAGAAGCATGGATTGCCTGTAGGGTATACTAATAACGAGATGGGCATGGCAGCAGGTAAAACTATTAGTTATATAGAAAACGGAGAATTAAAGATTGTTATTTTTATTCAAAACGGATTATTTTTTTATCTGTTTGACGAGGATAGAAAAAAATCACAATTAGCTATTAATCTTATTCATCACGAACTATGTCATGTACATGATGAATTTAATAAAAGCAAGATGAAAAAGATAAATGATGAAATTGAGGAAGAATTAAATAAGAATGCTCTGTTAAGAATTTTATATGCCCATTCAGGGATAATTTGGGATGAGTATATTGCACCAAGGTTATCAGCAAGAACTTATTTAATAAATGAAGAATCAGACTTTTTTACAGAATACTTATTGGACTTGATAAGCGACTCGGAAAAGAAAATTATTGAAGAGATAAAACAATACAGGAGTCATGATGATATAAATGAACTATTTAATAGGGTACAGGAATTAACTAATCCTGTAATGAAAATTGGCGCGACGGTATTCGGGTTAATACATGGTCTGTCTTTACAAAATACTGAAATAATGACGGTGATAAATGAGCATATAGATAAGACATTTCTTAGTTATGTATGGGATGATTTGGGCCATACATTATCTTATATGTTTGATCAATATCCAAATTGGGAGTCCTCAAGAATATTTGATGAACTAAATAACATAGTAATGAAAGTATGGAATGAATTAGGGATTTATCCAGAACTATATAAAGAAGACCAATTATACATTGATGTACGTTAAGCATCCCTTTAAGGGTGCTTTTTATTTGGAGAAAGAAGGGAGTTATGAGGAGGAAATAGTTAATTTTAATCATAGAAGGAAACGTGATTTCCATGCCGAAATTAATAAATAATTGATATGAATGGTGGTATGATTTTACATGGAAAGATTCACGATTGAAGATTTATTAGGTATAAAAAAGCGTAAAGTTACAAGCGATGAGCCTGAAAACAGTATTAAACTTGTGGGGTTACAAGAATTTGAAAGATCAAAAGAAAACAATTATGAGATTGTCTATACTAAGAGAAATGAACCTGTATTATTAGTTAAACCTAAAGTCTTTGATAGCTTAGCAACATTTCGGTTATTTACCTATACATTCGGACATATAGAGTGTTTTAGAATTCATTTTCATAGATTTTGTGATGAAATTGAAATCATAGATGTTGTTGTCATTGGCGAAGAGTTTCATAATAAAGGATATGGAACAGTATTAATTCAGGAAGTAATTAAATATGCGGAAAATGTTGGTTCCAAAAGAATTTACGGAAGTATTGTGAATGACTCTCTCGAGCAACATCAAAGACAAATATCATTCTATAGCAAGAATGGATTTACTTTATATGACGACAATTATAAATTTGAAATGTTGTTTGAAAAAAATTAAAGATATTAAATATTAGCATTCCATTAAGGAGTGCTTTTTATTATGTAGAAAGAAGGTGAGGATCATGCAGCCATGTCGGTGTACTAATTGCCAGCAGATGTTCGCAATTGATTTGAAAGAAAAGGACCATGGTAAAGGAATAACCGAAACATTCTTTTCCTGTTCATTTTGTAACCATCGATACTTAGTTACGGTAACTAACCGAACCATACGGAATCGTATAAGCAAGTTCTCTAATGAGTGGGCAAAGATGAGTAAGCTAAGGAACGGCAAGGAATGGGATAAAGACGTGTGGATGAAGAAGTATGAGAAGCTGCAGACATATAAGCCAGTGACTAATGAAATGATCCATAAGCTAAAGGCACAGTAAGCATCTACTTGATGGGTGCTTATTCTATTGGGAGGAATCGTTACCTTGGCAGAGTATAAAACAATGGAACAGAAGAAGAAGTTCTATAGGTCGGGTGGATGGGAGCAGCTAAGACTCGAGGCTCTAAAGAGAGATAACTATGAGTGCCAAGAGTGCAAGCGACAAGGGATGGTACACGTTGACTCACTTAAGGTAGATGGGCAACGCAAGAGTATTGAGTTGAATGTGCATCACAAGTATGAGATAGAACATCATCCGAAGCTTGCGTTGGTATTAGATAACCTTGAAACACTTTGTCTTAGTTGTCATAACAAAATGCATCCTGAAAAAGGTTTTGGTAAGAAAGGAAAGCAGACGAAGTGGAATGACGAGATGTGGTAAGGCCCCCCGGTCGAATATTTTGGAATTTTTTAAAACTCAGGGGACCGGAGAGGGGGCTCGATTTTCCAGATTCAACATCATTTTTTCACGTTAGGGGGGTGGGTAGGTGGCTGTAAGCATAAAAGACCTTAAGGATCAGCTTATGGGAAAGATTGATACAACTGATTTAGTCCAGGTCGAGAAAGTCGAACGTTATATAAATCTGGTCAAATCGTTTAGAAAGATCAATACAATTATCAACAAAGAAGGGGAGTCTGTTACAACAAAAAATGGATCGCAGTCTTTTACCAAGGCCCACCCTCTGATAGGTGAGCGAAATAAAATTAATGCATCTTTATTGAGTATCGAAAAGACATTTGAGTTCGGTGATATTAAGGAGACCAAGCGCAGCGCTAGTGACCTCATATGATTTCGAATAGACATGTTGACGAATATATAAAGCTGTATGAAACAGGTAAGATAAAACTCAATAAAGAACGCATTATGCTAATTGAATATTTACAAGAACACGTGTTAATACGTGATGATATATATTTTGATGATGAAATGATCGAAAACTTTATTAAATTTGCTGAGAAGTGGTATTTTCCTTTACAACCATTTCAGAAATTCATTGCAGCATTTGTTTTTCTTTTTTATGAAGAGGATGACTCTGTATTCTACGAACAGTTTCTAATTATGATGGCTCGTGGTGGTGGGAAGAATGGTTTTATATCTGCCTTAAGCCATTTTTTTATAAGTCCTTTGCATGGGATACAGCGCTATAATATTTCGATTGTGGCCAACAACGAGAAACAAGCGAAAGTTTCTTTTAGAGAAATTTATGAGACGATTGAATCCCACGATCTATTGGAAGATATGTTTTATCGGACAAAGGTTGAAATACATGGAAACGATACAAAAAGCGTATTGCAATATCACACATCAAACGCAGGTTCTAAAGATGGTCTTCGTGATGGATGTGTAATTTATGATGAGATTCATCGTTATGAAAATTTTGATGTCGTTAACGTATTCTCTAGCGGACTTGGAAAAGTACCGAATGCTAGGGAATTTTTTATTGGGACAGATGGTTATGTTCGTGAAGGCTTTTTAGACAAAATGAAAGAACGAGCTATGAATATTCTTGAAGGTAAGGATTTAGATGATCCTCTTTTTCCTTTTATCTGCAAGATTGATGATCCTAAAGAGGTTGATGATACTGAGCAATGGGAAAAAGCCAATCCAATGTTTTCAAACCCTATGAGCACTTATGCTCGAGGATTGTTTAAGAAGGTTCTCACGCAGTTCAAGCAATTAGCTAATAACCCATCTAATCGTGAAGAATTTATGACTAAGCGTATGAATCTTCCTGAAATAGACTTAGCAAAAGCAGTTGCAAGTTGGGATGACATTATGGCCACAAATAGAACATTCCCAGATTTGTCACATCGCACATGTGTAGGCGGTTTGGATTTCGCCAGTATAAAGGATTTTGCGGCAGTTGGTCTGTTATTTAAAGTTGGCGAAGATTATGTTTGGAAATCCCATTCATTTGTCCGAAAAGGGTTTTTAGACACGGTTAAGTTAAAGGTGCCAATTAAGAAATGGGAGGAAGATGGATTCCTCTCAATTGTGGACGAACCAGTAATTGATATTCGTCATATCGTCAATTGGTTTGTTGAAATGCGGGAAATTTACGGGCTTACAACGATTGTTGCGGATACCTTTAGATTAGACCTGGTGAAAACTGCATTGGAAGCGGAAGGATTTACTTTGCTTTATATCCGTAATCCTAAAGCTATTCATTCTTTATTAGCCCCAAGGGTAGAAACGATGTTCGCAAAACATAATCTCATCTTTGATGATAATCCTTTGATGCGATGGTACACGAACAACGTCTACGTCCACATCAAAAAAGACGGCAACAAGGAATACCTCAAGAAAGATGAATTCCGTCGCAAAACCGATGGATTTCAGGCATTTATTCACGCCTTGTGGCAAGCGGATAATATTCTTGAAGAGGATGTGGACTTTTTCTTAGGTGACATAGATTTTTAGAAAAGGAGGTGAGATATTGGGATTCTTAGATCTCGTAAAAAGCCGAAACAAAGAACTAGAATTTATGCTCGATTTTGATTTAATCGAAGGTACTTCTGAAAAAATACACATGAAAAAGCTTGCTATTCAAATTTGTGTGGACATGATCGCACGTACTATTAGTCAGTCTGATTTTCGCATGAAGAATGGAAAGGAAATCATTAAGGACGAATTGTATTATCGGTTAAATGTTAGGCCAAACTTGAACCAAACAGCATCAACTTTTTGGCAAGAGCTTGTTCATAAGTTGATAAAAGAAAACGAGGTCCTGGTCATAAAATCAGACACAGATGACTTGCTGATTGCGGATTCGTTTACTCATACAGAATATGCGGTTTTTGAAGATAGTTTTAGTGATGTCACCATAAAAAATTACACTTTTAATCATACATTCAAAATGAGTGATGTTTTTTATTTACAATACACCAATGAAAAACTAACGACTTTGCTAGATGGATTATACACGGATTATGGTGAGCTTTTCGGTAGAATTGTAGAATTCCAGAAACGTAAAAATCAAATACGCGGCGTTGTCGATATTGAAACTGTTCAAGACAAAAGTGAAGCTGCGCAAGCTAAACTACAAAACTATATAAACAAGATTTATAAGGCATTTTCCGAAAAATCCGTTGCAATTGTTCCTCAGCAGAAGGGGTTCAAGCTTGATGAAAAATCAAATACTAATGCCCATCCTGTGGACGAAGTAAACAAGGTCACAGACGGTTTTCTGTATCAGGTTGCAAATGCACTTGGTATTCCCATAGCGCTTTTAAAAGGTGAAATGGCAGATGTAGAAAAGCAAACAAGGAATTATATGATTTTCTGTATTGATCCACTGCTTAAAAAAATTAAAGATGAGTGCGATGCTAAATTCATTGATAAGTCCGTCTACCTGAAAGGTAAAAGGATGGATATTCGACGTATTTCTTACAGTAATATTTTTGACGTTGCAACAGCAGTGGACAAGTTGAGGTCAAGTGGAATATTTAATGGGAATGAATTACGTGAAAAATTAGGTGAAGAAAGGGCTGATGATCCAATGCTCGATAAGTTTGTAATCACTAAAAACTATCAAGAAAGCTCAGAAGCGCTTAAAGGAGGTGAGAAAGAGTGAAGCATAAGATTAAAGGCGATTTTACAAGTTGGAATTCAAGTATTTATGAATTTAATTATAAAATGCGAAATGTAAAAGAAGATGAGGACATCGAATTGCATATCAATTCATACGGCGGTGATGTGTTTTTAGGCATCGACTTATGTAATACATTACGTGAACATAAAGGACACGTGACCGTAGTAATTCCGGGGATTGCAGCAAGTGCCGCATCTATCGGATGTATGGGCGCCGATACTATTAAAGCATATTCGAATTCTCAAGTGATGGTTCATAACGCTTGGACAATTGTTGCTGGTAATGCGAAACAGTTACGTAAATCAGCTGATGATTTAGATAGCATTGGTGAGTCTGTTTTAGCATCATACAAACATCGTGTCGATGAAAAAACGATGGCTAAATTACTAGAAGATGAAACTTACCTTTCTGCAACTAAAGCGAAAGAATTAGGTTTAATCGATGAGATCATTGATGCAGAACCAGAAGAGGTTGAATCTGAATTATTCCAGAATAAAGCGAAGGAATTTAATAATAAAATTTCCGTATCGCTAGAACCAAAGAAACCAATAGTTGCAACTGCAAGCATTGATGAAAACACACTTAAACAAATGTTTGCCGACTTTAAAATTGAAATCAAAAACGAATTAAAGCCAAAAGAGATTGATCCTAAATCTGTTGAACCTAAACAGAACTTGGGCAGTCTCTTTTTAAATTTAAAATAAGAAGGAGCGTGTAATTACATGCCAATTACATTTAATAATTTCGAAGAAAAGAAACTAGCATTTGCAAAGGCTACACAAGAAGGAACTCCAGAAGAACAGGCAACTGCATTGAATAGTATGCTAGAAGCCCTAGCACAGGACGTACAAGGCGATATTATGAATCAAGTAAATACATCTATGCTAGACCGTTCTATCATGCAAGCAAGGGGCGCTAACGTCCTTACAAGTGAGGAAATGAAGTTCTTTAATGCTGTTGTGCAAGATGGAGGATTTAAAGATACTGAAACGCTGCCTAAGACGACTCAAGAGCGAATCTTTGATGATCTTGTGGAAGCTCACCCACTATTGCAGCATATCGGTTTGCAAAATTTAGGGGCAGTAACTGAATTTATTTACGGTGATCCAGAAGGTGCAGCTGTGTGGGGTCCATTGTTCGGTGATATCCAAGGGCAATTAAATGCTACATTTCGTAAAGAATCTATCAGTCAACTTAAATTAACAGCATTTATCCCATTAGCAAATGACATGCTAAAACTTGGTCCTGTGTGGGTAGAACGCTATGTTCGTACTATGATTACAGAGGCTATGGCTGTTGGATTAGAAAAGGGCTTTGTTGCAGGAACAGGTAAAGACCAACCTATTGGACTCTTAAAGGATTTAAAAGGTTCTGTAGTAAATGGTGTTTATCCTGACAAAGCATCTGCTGGTACGCTAACTTTTGAACCAGGTCGTACAACAATTAATGAATTAAAGGGCGTGGTCAAAAAGCTGGCAATTCGTCCTGTCGGGAAAGATGAAGTTGATAAAGTTCGCAATGTCGCTGGAAAGGTTGTTATGGTGACTAACCCATTTGACACTTTTGATATTCAAGCTAATGCAACGACTCAGAATGCGTCTGGTGTTTATGTTACTAATTTACCGTTTAATCCAATTCAAACTGAATCGGTGTTCGTTCCACAAGGGAAAATTGCTTTCTTTGTCAAGGGAGAATACATCGCGGCAATAGGGGGGACTGAACCAATCAAAAAGTTCGAACAAACATTGGCGCTAGAAGATGCAACGCTTTATATTGCTAAACAATTTGCTACCGGAAAACCGAAAGATAACTATGCGGCACAAGTATATGATTTAGACTTAGATTTAACAGCGCCTGTAGTCTAATGCGAAGGAGGTGATAGCAAATGAAGTATAAAGTAATTAATGAATTTCGCGACAAAGAGAATAAAAATACTCAATATGCTGTTGGTGACGAGTATCCTAAAGGTGATTATAAACCAACTAAAAAGCGTATTGATGAATTATCTAAGGTACATTCAACGCATAATTGCGTGTTTATCGAAGAAGCAAAAGAGGAAAAGAAAGCTTCTGAAAAGGATTGATGTGAATGAGCATCACTGGAATAATTTTAACAGAATTTAAAGAGAGGATGCACTTAGGGGATGATGAAGATGAGAACCTAATTCGCATCCTTTCTGCGTCTAACGTTGAACTAAAAAGAATCTGTGGAAATTATGATCTTAATACGGATGAGGTATTTAAAGAACTTGTTTTTGAGCGTTCGCGATACGTCTATAACGACGCAATAGAATTTTTCAATGACAATTTTCTTAGTCAGATTAATAGTTTAGGAATTACTAAAGCACTTGAAGAGGATGATTTTAATGCAATTAAATAAATATAAGCCCAAGATGAATTCTGGGCTTTTTAGGCATAGAATCACCATTCAAAAACATGAAGCAGATGCTAACGAAAACGGTTTTCGATCTCCAGAAGAACAAAAGTATCTGAATGTAAAGTCTGCATGGGCCATGATCAAGACGTTAAGTGATAAAGGATCTGCTTATGAGTTTTATGAGGCAGCTACCACTCATGCCCAAAATACAAATTCTTTTGTCATTCGTTATACACCTGGAATAACTGCGGATATGAGGATTAAGTATAATGGCCGAACCTTTGAAATCCTGTCTGTAATAAATGATGGAGAGTTGAATAAAACTCTCACAATTGTCGGTAGGGAGTTGATTTAGATGCCTATGGAATTAGAAGGTATGCAACAACTCATGGCTCATCTACAGCAGATGGGCAAATCTGTGGATGGTAGAGTAACAGAAAAAGCTCTGACCAAAGGAGCTGAATTTTTGCAAGGACACATCAAAGAAAAAACCCCAGTAAGAAAAGGGAAAGTTACAGGGAATCTTAAAGAAAATATTATTATTTCGGATTTGAAAGAGAATCAAATCCATATTGGTCCTGATCAACAGGGTAAAGCTTTCTATGGGCATTTTTTAGAATTTGGCACTAGCAAAATGGATGCTCAACCATTTATGGGGCCAGTGTTCGAAAACAAGAAAGATGGCGCCCAAGAAATCATGAAAGATGTGATTAAAGGGGAACTGAGGTTATGAGTTTAAATGCACTCGTCATTAACACCCTGAATCCATTAGGAATACCAGTGGACTTCCAAACAGCCAGGAGTAATAGTCCAACCTATATCACCTTCTTTTTCTACAATGAGAAGGGCACCTTGTATCTTGATGATGATGAAAAAGAAACAAGGTATTCACTCCAAGTTGATATTTGGTCAAAAGGGGATTATATATCTACGGTTGAACAAGTGAAAAAACTTCTGAAATCCGTGGGGTTCGTTCGTACATTTGCCACAGATCTATATGAAAAAGACACGCAAATCTATCATAAAGTATTACGATTTTCATTCACACAGGACTCTGATTAACAGGGTCTTTTTATATTAGGAGGGAACATTATGGCATTAGTCGGTTTAAAAGATATTCACGTTGCTTTATTTAATGATGGAACTTATGAGGTACCAGTAAAACTAGCAAAGGCTATCGAAGCTAAGATCACACCAAATACATCATCTGTAACTTTGTATGCAGATGATGGAGCTGCAGAAACAGCATCTTCCATGGGGGATATTGAGGTTGAATTAAATATTGATGATTTACCATCCAGTAAATACGCATTAATCATGGGTAAAACAGCAAATACAGATGGAGTTATCGTTGATAATTCCTCCGATGTAGCTCCATATCTTGCACTTGGGTTTAGATCAATGAAGTCTAACGGCGAATACAGATATGTTTGGCTATATAAGGGTAAATTTGAATTGTCAGAAGAAACGTATAAGACAAAGGGTGAAGAGGTGGAATTCCAAACACCTACTGTGAAAGCGAAATTCTTAGTAGATGAAGAAGGAAACTGGAGAGCGAAGGTAGATTCAGACGACGAAGATGTTAAAGCAAGTGTCATCGGGAACTGGTTTAAAAATGTTTACAAAGAGATGCCTACAGTTTAAATAATTTGGACGAGAGAGGACATTGTTCTCTCTTTTTTCTATTTTGAGGAGGAAATTTTATTATGCAAATTACACTATTAATCGAAGGACAAGAAAAGACATTCTCCACAGGGTTTATTAGTTCTCGTAAATTTCGAAAAGCGCTTGAAATGCAAGAAAAATTACAAGGGCAAGCTACCGCAAAAACTATTGATGAAGTAGTTTGTTATGTTGTTGAAGTTTTCGGTGATAAATTCACTTTCGATGAACTTTATGATGGCTTAGCTTCCAACAAGTTAATTCCAACTCTCCACGAAGTAATCAACGTTGTAATTGGAGATGAAGCTACAAAATTACAAAGTGATGATTTTTTGCAGAAAAAGAACCAGTAAACCCATTGGATGCCATTAAGGATCTCTATCTTGATCTAATGTCAGGTGAGACTCCTTATAAGTTACATGAAATTGATCAAATGGATATAGTCTGGTTTTTTGCTCTAGCAAGACACAAGAGAAATAAAAAGCAATCCAAATCAAAGGTTAGTCAAAAACGGACTACCATTGATCAGTTACCAATCTAGGAAAGGAGGTTAATATATGGCTGGAGAAGTTGGTTCCTTAAGGGTCACCTTGGGACTAGATTCAATTGATTTTACAAGAGGCATGCAGGAAATAAACCGAAAGTTGACGGCTTTAAATAGTGAATTTAAGACCACCACTGCTGGAGCAGGCCGTTTTGATAATTCATTGGACACATTGAGACAGCGATCTACTATTTTAACAAGTACTCTCCAAACACACCGTGCGAAAGTGAACGAACTGAACAACCAGTACCAGGAAAGCGTAAGAGTTAACGGGGCGGCAGCAGCATCCACGGAAAAACTATTGATTCAATACAATAATGCTGTTTCTGCTATGCGAAGAACAGAAAACCAATTGCAACAGACAAACCGTAAAATTCAGGAGCAGTCTAATGGATTCCAACAGTTAAGTACCCAAATTAATCAAAGTGTGGACAGAATCACTCAACAAATGAGAGTGTTGGATTCTTCTTTTGATGCTGCTACAGCAGGTATTCGTGACTTTGGTAATTCAACTCAACAATTGCAACAACGATCTGACCATTTAACTAGTTCTCTCCGTCTTCAACAACAGCGTGTGGAAGAACTCAATCGCCTTCATCGTGAAGCTGTTCGTGAAATGGGTGCAAATGCCAGGGAAACCCAAGAGCTAGAGATTAGACTAAATAGAGCTACTCAGGCAATGAGGGAAACAGAAGCGCAGTTAAGGCGTACAAATGCACAAATCGATAATCAATCTAGTACGTGGAACAGATTGAATTCTCGTCTTAGTAGTGTTGGAGAACAGATGCAGCATATCGGTGGACGGATGCAAGGTCTTGGTTCTGAGATCGCTCAAAGCTTCGGTGTGGCATTTTTAGCAGTGGGAGGCGCTTTGGGACTTACTGCTAAGAAAGCTATGGATTTTGAATCACAAATGTCATCCGTTAAGTCTGTAATGGCTCCTGATGAGATAAATGAATTTGGGGATAGTCTTGAGAAATTGGCTTTACAAATGGGAGCTGAAACAAAGTATTCTGCATTGGAAGCAGCGCAAGGCATTGAGGAACTTATTAAAGCCGGTTTATCACCTGCACAAGTAGCGTCAGGTGGGCTTGAAGGAGCTTTGGCCCTTGCAACAGCTGGAGAGTTAGAACTAGCTGATGCTGCCGAGATTGCTTCCACAGCTTTGAATGCATTTAAAGATGATAATCTGTCAGTTATGCGTGCTGCAGACTTATTAGCAGGTGCAGCCAACGCATCTGCCACTTCTGTTTCTGAAATGAAATTTGGATTATCAATGGTTTCGGCTGTCGCTTCCGGTGTTGGTCTAACGTTTGAAGACACGGCAGGAGCCTTAGCAACATTTGCTCAAAATGGACTTAAAGGCAGTGATGCCGGTACGTCATTAAAAACCATGCTATTAAATTTATCACCATCAACTAAAGAAGCAACGGCTCAGATGAGTTCACTTGGTCTTCTTACCAAAAAAGGAACAAGTGCTTTTTACGATGCAAATGGATCAATTAAATCAATGTCAGAAATTGCAGAGTTGCTTAAAACAAAACTAGCTAAATTAACTGATGAGCAGAGACAAATGGCATTAAAAACTATGTTTGGTACCGATGCGATTCGTGCTGCTAACATCCTGTATAAAGAAGGCGCAGATGGCATTACTCACATGGTAGAGGCAATGAATAAGATTAAATCTGCTGATGTAGCTGCTCAAAAATTGGATAACGTAAAAGGTCGTATCTTGCTTTTAAAGGGAACTCTTGAAACTGCTGCAATTGCAATAGGGAACTCATTATTACCAGCTATTGATAAAGTTGTTGCAGTCGTTCAAAAGGCTGTTGATGCTTTTAATAATTTATCACCTAGGATGCAAAGTTTTATAACAATTGGTGCAGTAGTTTCAGCGGCTTTTTTGGGAATTGTCACTGCACTAGGTGCATTTATTATGATAATAGGTGGAGCTATCTCAGGGGTAGGGGCTCTTATTTCAGTGTTTAGCGCTGTAGCGGGATCAATCGCAAGTGCTGGCGGAGCAATGGCTTTATTGACAGGACCAATTGGCGTGACGATAGCATCTATCGCTGGTATTGGAATCGCTGCAACGAACTTATATAACACTTTTAAAGGGAAAGCTATACCAGAAATCGAACGTTTTGGTGATAAAGTCTCAGAAAGCACAAAGAAGGCTTTAGACGGATTTTTCGAACTCTCAGATGAAGCTTCACTAAAAGTAAAAGAACTTTCAATTACACAAAAACAAGTAACAGCAGAAACAAAAGATGCGCTAGTCAGCACTTATGGACAAATGAGTGAACAAATTCTTTCTAAAATGAGTGAACAGCACGCAAAGCAGATCGAAGCAACAAAGTCTCACTTCTTGCGTTCTTCTGTTTTAACTAATGCAGAAGAAGATAAAATTCTCGGGAAAATGGAGGAAAGAAATAAATCCGAGGTTGAACTTCAGCAGAATTTCAGAAACAAAATTAATGAAATTGTCGGAAATGCTTATGCCGAAAATCGAGCACTTACCGAGAGAGAACAACATATTCTTGATACGATTCGCGAACAAATGAACGAAAAGGCTGTGAAATCTCTCTCTCAAAATGAAATTGAATCCAAGGTTATTCTTGAGAGGATGAAACAGACAGCGAGTAATTTATCAGCACAACAAGCGGCTGAGGTTGTCAAAAATTCTATTAAGCAAAGAACTGAAGCAGTGAATGAAGCTGATAAACAACTTGAGGAAACTATTGCTTCGATTATTCGAATGAGAGATGAATCAGGGGACATTTCAGCCGAACAGGCCGACAGAATGATTAGTGAAGCTCAAAAAGCTCACGACATGTCTGTTAAATACGCTGAGGATATGCATAGTAAAGTTGTAGAAGAAGCAAAATCACAAGCGAAAGAACATGTGGATCAAATTAATTGGACAACAGGAGAGGTACTATCTAAATGGGAAGTCATGGTTTCTTCACTTTCCGGCGTGTGGGGAAGTTTAAGGGATCAAATGAGCAGTGCCTTTTCTGGCATTAAAGATATAGCCATTCAAATTTTTTCCGCGGTTGCTTCATTTTTAGGAGAAAAGTTTTCAGAAATTAAGAAATTCTGGGACGAAAATGGAACGCAGATTTTAGAAGCTATTAGTAATGTATTTAAAGGGATAATGGCTGTTATTGAATTCGTCATGCCTGCTGTCCTTTTTATTATCCAAATGGTATGGACAGCGATTAAACAGGTGATAGACGGAGCCTTAAATGTCATTATGGGATTAATTAAAGTGTTTTCAGGACTGTTCACTGGGGACTTCGGCAAAATGTGGGAAGGTATCAAGCAAATATTCATGGGAGCAATTGACGTTATTATCGGTTGGATGACGTTAACTTTTGTAGGTGGATTGCGAACGCTTCTTACTAATCTTGCGAAGTTAGGTGTAAACCTCGTTAAAGGTCTTGCTGATGGCATTGTAGGATTGTTTAAGAGTTTCACTACTACTGGTTCAAATCTTGCAAAGGGCATGGTAGACGGTGTTTTAGGTTTCTTCCGAAACTTATATAGCCAAGCTACAAACATATTCGGCACACTTCGAACTTTCGGTGCATCGATTTGGAATTCCATCTCCCAAACTATTTTGGGTATTGCTCGAAATATCTGGAATGGAGTAGTTACAAACTTTACTAATATGGTTACTGGTATTCGTAATATCTTTAGCACTGTCCGAACAACAATCGAATCCATTTGGAACGGGGTCATGTCCTTTTTTAGAGGAATTAACCTTACACAGATCGGAAAAGACATCATAAAAGGTCTGATTAATGGTATTGGATCAATGGCTTCTGCAGTTTGGGAAAAAACAAAAGAAATAGCCAATGGAATAATTAGCAGTATGAAAAAAGCATTAGATATTCATTCACCTTCTAAAGAAACTGAAAAAATAGGTAAAGAAACTGGCGCTGGTGTAGTTGTAGGTCTGAGCAAGCAAGAAAAAGCAGTGGCAGCCGCAGCTAAGAAAGTTGCCCAAGCTGCAGCTAAAAACTTCAAAGAAGCTTTTGATGCTGCTAATTACAAGTTTAAAATGGGTGAAGTTGATGCATCTGCCCACATTAAATCACTTGAAAAAGTGCGTGACAACTATGCCAAAACACCTGAGCAAATCAGGAAAGTTAATTTAGCCATACTTGATATTGAGAAGAAGCATGCAAAAGATATTGAAAAACTGGATAAGCAAAATTACGATACATCAAAGAAATATATTGAGAAAAAGAAACGAGATAATGAAATATCTCTTTCTCAAGAATTAGCGATGTGGGAACGAGTCCAAAACAGATATAAGACTGGATCGAAGGAACGTGAAGAAGCTGAACAAAATGTTTACCGTGTGAAAAAGGAAATTCATGATAAACTCAATTCCCTGAATGACGAATACGTTGCAAAGATGCAAGATGTGAATCAAAAACTGATTGACGGTGAAAAAGCACTTAATGCCGAATATCAAAAAACAGTCGATGATAGAGCTAAGTCGCTATATTCTTTTGCAGGGATATTTGATGAAATTACACAGAAATCAGATGTATCCGGACAGCAACTAATGCAGAATCTACAGGATCAGGTAGCGACTTTTGCAGAATGGTCGGCAAATATTAAAAGGCTTGCTGGTAGGGGTGTCAGTGAAGATCTTCTTTCTGAATTGCGGGATATGGGGCCAAGAGCTGCTGCTGAAATTGCGGCACTTAACAGTTTAACTGATGAACAGTTGGCTGAATACGCAGGTCTGTGGGGAACAAAAAACAGCCTGGCTCGTAAACAAGCAACAGCTGAGCTAGAAGGAATGAAAGAAGATACGGCTAAAAAAATAGCTGAGCTTCATAGCAACTCTGAAAAGCAGTTAGAGGAACTTCGACTTGAATGGGAAAATAAAATCAAGCAGATTCGAACCGGTACAACAGGTGAGTTTAATGCCATGAAATCAAGCCTTAATAATATTGGAAGAGACTCTATTACAGGCATGATTAAAGGGCTTGAATCGATGGAAGGTGCTCTGATGGCTAAAGCGAGAGCAATTGCCAATGCCGTAGCAGAAACGATAAGAGGCGCCCTGGATATCCATTCTCCATCTCGTGTCATGATGGAAATTGGAACATTTGTCGGTGAAGGTTTAATTGATGGTATGCAAAAAATGTTTGAACCTATTACGAACACAGCATCAATGATGGCTAAGGCAGCAACCCCTAATATTCCTGACACATTCACAGGTAGAAAAGTTAGTTCATTTATCAGTCCTTTTATCCAAAATAATTCAAAAGCAAGTCCTACCAATAATGTCCCTAATAACTATGATTATTCGAGAACTATGCATAATACCATTCAGATTACTACCAATGCTGATTCAACCAAAAGCACAGAAAGAATGTTGAGAAGATTAGCTTTTGAATTCTAAACGGAGTGTGATCGGATGTTAATCAAGAATATGACTATCACAAACAATCGTGGCGATTCGATTACATTCGGTCGCCATTTTCGTTTGATTGAAGATTTTGCTTTAAGTGGGCTAAGTGCTTCCGTGAACTATTCAGAAAGTACAACAGATGGCTCTAACTATCAAAATACAATGTTGGATAATCGAGACTTTGATATCCCTTTTTATATCCATAATGCTATTTCTGATTCATGGTGGATTGAAGAGAAAAGGAACTATGCATTCAAAGTATTCAATCCGAAGACCAATCCTTTTCGAATTGATATTACAACAAAGTCTGGTGAGGAATACTACATTAATGCCAATTTAGAGGGAGCCCCTTCTTTCCCGGTAGGTTTTGAAAACCAAAATAAAGTTTGGCAGAAAGGGTTCCTCCAATTCAGTGCTAATGATCCGTACTTTTATCAAAAGGAAGCTGTTGGTGTGGATATAGCTTTATGGGTTGGCGCTTTTGAATTCCCTCTTGAAATACCAGAAGATACTGGAATTGAAATGGGCTACCGTTCACAGTCCCTTATTGTCAATGTGAAGAACGAAGGACAAGAAAGCACAGGGATGATCATTCGATTTAAGGCACTAGGTACACTTAAAAATCCTTCTTTGGTCAATGTGAATACCTATGAACTACTTAAACTTAATACCACAATGATAGCTGGGGATATTATAGAAATTTCGACTTTTAAACGTAAGAAAAAATTGACTCTTACACGGAATGGAGTCACATCCAATATTTTTAATCAACTAGACTTAGCAAGCACATTTTTGCAGCTTGAAATTGGTGATAACTTATTTCGATATAACGCAGACGAGGGATTAGATAACTTGGAAGTATCTATGAATTTCACACCGCGATTATTGGGGGTGTAATGGTGGAGTTTTATGTGTTTGACATAAATTTTAACCGTTTAGGAATCATCGATGGTTTTATTGCGACTGATCTCACCCTTAATTATGATACACTGAGTGACTGTCGCCTCACTGTGGATGGAACCAAAGATTATGCAGACCTCTTGCAAATAGACCACATTATTACAAAAACAGCCGATATCACAAGGGGTTACATCATAAAGACCAGGGAGTATCTAGATGAGGCATCCACAGAATTAAAAATCATCGCATATTCGATGAATCTCATCCTAAATGATCGTCTAGTACTAGGGCAACAGGAGTTTACAGGAACTATTGAAAACGTGATGAAGTCTTTTGTCCAGGTGAATGCCGTAAGTCCAACAAATCCAAATAGGATGATTCCTAATCTTGTTATTGCTTCAAACAGAGGGATTCCTATTGAAACCACAGAGGGAGCAGTCAATGTCCCATTAGATGAATACCTGTATGAATTATGCAAAAAACATGATGTGTCATTTGATATCTTCCTTGATCATGAGAATAAGAAATTCGTATTTGATGTATGGCAAGGTGTAGATAGAAGTACAGTCCAATCTAATCATGCTCATGTTACTTTTGCTAAAGAATTTGATAACGTTTTGAAGCAGCACTATACGGAAAGCAATAAAGACCATAGAACAACAGCCATCGTGCTAGGTGAAACTGTGGAAGGGAAGCCACAATCCATCATCACTGTGAATGATGATCAATCAGGATTTAACAGAAAAGAAATGGTAGTTGAAGCTACTGATATTAGGAAATCCTATACGGATGATAAAAACAACCAAATAAATCTTACAGAGGCTGAATATCAATCACTACTTACAGAGAAGGGCAAAAATACATTATCTGAGCATCAAGGGATAAAGACCTTTGAAAGTGACGTAGACCCACAAGGGAATTATATATACGGATTGGATTATTCGATGGGGGATAAGGTTAGTACACGTAATGATGATTTAGGGATTATTCTTCACACTAGGATTATGTCGGTTATAGAAAAGGAAAACAAGCAAGGGGAAACCATTCAATTGAACTTTGGTTCGAATATTCCTAGCTTCATAGAAAAAGTAAAAAGGGCGGTGAAAAAATGACCATCAAAAGTGGGATTTTCAACAGCGTGAATGGAGATCGAAAATATAAAGCAGATGATTTTGCCTCTTATTTCGCTACCTTTATATCAAATGGTGTTTTCCCAAATCCCTCTACAGGATTTCAAGTTGTAACAAATGGGGATATGACTGTATCTTTAAAAGCCGGAAAAGCATGGATAAAGGGTTACTATATTACAAATGATGCTGATTTTACATTAACCATTGGTGTTGCTGATGGTGTTCTAAATCGAATTGACAGGATCGTACTTCGTTTAGATTATTTAAACAGAATGATTACCCCCCTCGTAAAAAAGGGATCATTTGCGTCAAGTCCTGTGGCACCACAATTACAACGGGATGCAGATGCCTATGAATTAGCATTGGCTGATATTTATATTAGCAAAGGATCTATATCGATTCTCCAAGCAAATATTACTGATTTACGTCTTAATAAAGATTTATGTGGAATGGTTCACAGTACCGTAGATCAAGTGGATACCACTACAATTTTTAATCAGTATCAATCCTGGTTCAACAATATGAAAACCGGAAAAGAAGCAGATTTTGACCAATGGTTCCAAAGTATTCGTGACATACTAGACACAAACGCCGCGGGTAATTTGCAGAATCAAATTGATGATTTGGCTCAGACAGACACTGAGATGAGAGAATATTCAATGTATAAATCTGGGAAAGATCCTGATGGGATATTTACAACAGTAGAATTAAAAAGAGCAAATGGCACTCTTTATCTAAAAAGTGTTCTTAGTAGTGGGATAGCGCCGTTGTATACGACAAGAACAGCAACATGGTATGAAAATGATGGTACTACTATCTATAGACAAAAGGTTTATAGTAGAACTTATGATGGTTCTGGTACGTTAGTAAGTGAGGTGCTTGTTTAATGGACATTGAATTATTGCATGGTTTTGGTGGCGGTGGAGGTCTGGAAATCAATGGAGTTGGTGAAGCGTATGGAACATATATAGAAGCGCTGAATAGAGGAGACCTCGTAACTACACGTAGGTATTTCGGTTTTGATACACCAGTGAAAATGACGGATTTAACACTCCCTGTGAACTCAGGAAGCTCTAGGGGCGCATCGTTCAGTCCAGATGACAACTACCTTGCTGTGGGTATCAACGTTGCTCCATATTTGAAACTATTTAAAAAAAGTGGCGATTCTTACATTCCGTTACCAGACCCAAGCGTGGCACCAACAACATCTGTGCATAATCCTGAATTTAGTCCAGATGGTCAACTTTTAGCAGTTCCACAACCTGGTGATGGATACATCCCAATAGTTTATCAAAGAGTCGGTGACGTATTTATTAAGTTAGACACAGCTGCCTTCAATTCGATAAGTTATTATATTAGATTCGCTTCATGGAGTCCGGATGGTGTTTATTTATGTTTCAACACAAGTGCCTATCAAGGTAGTGGGGTACACATGTTTAAGAGAAATAAGGCTGATAACACTTTTGTAAAATTAGCAAATCTCCCCACTCTACCAACGTCACAGTATATCTATAATCACACATGGTCGCCAGATGGGGAACATTTTGTTATAGGACATCAAAACTCTCCAAACTTAACAATCTATAAAAACAATAGAGATGATACGTTTACTAAGCTAGCCAATTTACCCACACTACCGGGTAGTTCGGTATATGACGCTTCATATAGTAATGACGGAACTTATTTAGTAGTCGCTCATGGTGCAACTGGTAGTGTGTCTAACAGAGTATACAAAAGAAGTGGTGACTCATACACTTATTTGGGAATTCTACCATTATCCCCAACTGGTTCTTCCGTCGGCGTGGATTTCAGTTCTGACGATGTATATTTAGGGTTGTCTAGTACGCAATCGCCTTATATTCGGCTATACAAGAGAGATGGTGATAATTTTACAAAATTAGCCACCCCTACGGATATACCAACAGGAGCGCCAATATCGGACGGTGGTGGTTTGAGATTTGCTAACTTGAATCCATATATAGCGGTGCCTCATACCGCAGCGCCATTCGTCACAATGTATAAAGCTGATATTTTAGGTGATTTTATACACAAATACAGAAGTATTTCTGAGTTATATTATCCCAATTATATAAATTTTGGTGTAGCACTAGTAACTGACATTGCAAATGCAGCTAATAAGAAAATAAAAACATTACCATTTAAATTAATATAGCGAGGGGCAATCAAATGTGAAGTATTATCTACAAGTACAACCTGATGGGAGAATAACTGATGCTATCACATATCCTTTTGGTAATTATATAGAATATGAGGCAGAATCATTACCGATGGAAGTGATTGGTGGATGGTTTAAATTAGAAAATGATGTGATTGTTGAATACCCAGAATTAAAACCAGTAACCAAAGATGAAGAAATTGAACAGTTACAGCAAGACCTAGGGATGATCCTTTTAGAAAGTGCTAATGATAAAGCTCGGATTGTAGAGTTGGAAATTAATCAAGGTGAAATGTTAATGGAAATTGCGACGCTAAAAATGGGAGGTAATCTATAATGTGGTTTACTACAATTAAAAGGTACTATGATACAAAACATCCATCTTACGATAACGAGAATTTGAAGGTTTTCGTAAAGGCAAACATGATTACAAAAGAACAATATACGGAAATTACTGACCAAGCGTACATTGAGTAGGCTTTTTTTATTTTTAAATGAGGGGATAAACCCCTCTTTCTTTATCTTTTGACAACTTGAAAATAGCATTCTTGTGGATCAATTTCTCTGTCGCCAGTGTAACATATGCTTTTGAATATAGAGTTGGGTTTATAATTCAGATTTTTTATTAAGTAATTACAACCAGATAACCTAGCTTCAAGCAATCCCCAATGAACATTGGTAGGAATCGGTTCAAGTGCAAACTCATTAATTTGGATTGAATAACCTTGTCTATCTCTACCTGAAGTTGTTATGGGGTTCTTATTCGCTAGGTCAATTTGTTCAGACGGTATGTGTTTTTCATCAATTTCACTAATTGTATAGGTATTTTTATCAAACATACAATTCTCCTCCTTGTCATTTGATACCTATTATATAGAAGTAAATGTGGTAAAATTAAAAGGTTTCATGAAAAGTTTAAAAATATTTAATACACAATCGGAAGATTATACGCAATATTGAGCAATTGCATGTAAAGCATGCGCTGAGTAGGCTTTTCGTATCTCCTTTTTTTTGTTAATATTAACAAAAGGGGGATTAGAATGCCGAAGCCATTAAGTAAGATGAGGATACCTGATCCATTTGTAATGAATGAAGATACAGTTAATATTTCAGTATGGGAATTCCTAAAACATAAAGAGTTTGACAGTCCTAGCCCATTAAAAGGGAAGCAACGAGGTATTGATGTTCAAGGAGAAAAATTTGGTTGGGAAATTTATGTTGAATCCAAAGGTTCGCATGGAAATGACCATGATGGTGATACGGTTTTTGGTCAGGGGCAAATTAAAGTTCATACCTATAATCAAATTGGGAAATTGATGGAATATAAAAGTAATAGTAGTGAAAAAAGTATGTATGTGATGGCTAATCCAGATATCCCTAGAATAAGAAAAAGGGTTCAAAAAGTAGCTAATTCACTAGATCTTTTAGGATTTATTAGGTTCTGGGTACAGGATGACAAATCAATAATTATAGAATTTCCTGAACACTTAGAAGATCGGTTGCGATGGTTAGGATTAATTGAACAGTAGAAAGATAAAATGCAGCATCGATAACACCATTGAGGTGTATTTTTTTTATGTATTGATTCAAACTCCTAGGTTAAAAATTGTTATAGAAAAGGGGGACTGAAAATTGAGAAAAACAAAACAAAATTATTGTGATTTGGGTGAAAAATGTAATGGTGATGATTTTATAACAGGACAGATAGTTTACTACAGCGAAGAAGAAAATAATTATTTCTGTGGAGCATGTGCAGTTAAACTTCAAAGAGACTATAAATTACAATTTGAAGATGCGGTTTATACTGGTGATTAATGAAATATTTTAAACAATGTAAGAGTCCATTTAGGGCTCTTTTTATTTTGAAAAAGGGGTGAAGGAATGGAAGTACAAATCGGGGTTCTATGTGCGATTATTGGGGCTGTAATATCTTTTTTGGCATTCAGTCTTAATAGGGATAAGGATGTTAAAACAGGTGCTTCAGAATCTGCTGTGATAAGAACAAAGTTGGACAATATCAATAGTGGGGTTGAGTCAATAAGAATTGATATAAAAGCGAATGAAAGGCGGGTATCTGAGTTATCAGAACGAGTAATTCGTGTGGAAGAAAGCTCAAAGCAGGCCCATAAGAGGCTGGACAACATGGAAAGGGAGAGTGTTTAAATTGGATAAAGCAAAACAATATGTAGCGATGATTGGCGGTGTCCTGGGGGCAGTGCTTTTGTTTTTTCAAGCACTTGGCTTTGAGATAACTTGGTTTAATGAAACCACAATTGACGCATTTACGAATTTCTTGATTGCTGCTGTTCCATTAGTTTTAGCACTATATGGTGTTTATAAAAACCAGTATGTATTAACGAAGAAAGCTAAAAAGCAAGAGGAAGTATTGAAAAAACAAGGATTAAAATAAGCTGTCCACACGGATGGCTTTTAAAGAAAGGAGCTAGTGTTTATGGCAATTAATGACCTACCAAAATACAAAGATATTCGAGGAAGCATCCGACGTAATGGTCGATACCCAGTCGTTGGTACTGCTATAAAAGATACTCATGTTGTACATCACTCCATGACTGCTCAGCATTTAAAGGGATCCACTCCACAAGCTTTTGCCAATACTCACATAGATACAAATAAATGGCCAGGCATTGCGTACGCTTTTGTAATCATGCCTGACGGGACTATTTATCAGTGTGATGATCTTGACCGAAGAACCTACCATGCGGGTGATATAAATACGAGGTCTATTGGAACTTGCTTAGTAGGTGATTTTCGGAAAGAAGGTGCAGCAGAGAAGCCAACAGCAGAGCAAATGCAATCTCTTTATCTATTAAATAAGGAGCTATATAAAGTGCTGTCAAACATGAAGATTACTCTTGGACATCAAGAATGCCCAGGTTATGCATGGAAGAACTGCCCGGGAGATACATGGAATTATAAAGATGTTATTTCTGGAAAGATTTTAATAAGCGAAAAGAAGGAGGAACCAAAAGTGGCAGAACGCGACATTGATAAGGTTAGCGATTGGGCGAAAAAGGATTGGGAAGAGGCTATAGCAAATGGTTACTTTGATGGTACAAGACCGGGATCTCCTTTCACAAGGGAAGAAGCTGCTATTGTAATAAATCGTTTAAGGAAGAATTTATTAGAGTTGATAAGTAAATAAAAAAATCACCCGAAAGTTCCACCTTTCGGATGATTGTCTCGATAAGTTTTATGACTTATCAATCAAAGTCTACTTGTAGTTTACCCAGTAGAGAAGATATTAAACTCCATACAAAAGGCCCTTCTCTTAATTGAGAGGGGCTTCTTTGAATTATTAATAAGTAACCTCAAATTCAAAAGGTTTAATGTCTACTTCATAGTTATTAGATGAGCCTTCCATAAATACTTTTAATGTTCCTGATTCAGGTATAGTCGGATAAGCAATAATACCCTCAGTAGTTACTCCAGGTAAAATATCTGATTGAATATCTGGATAATTAAATTCATTATTTTCTTCGTATTGCTTACCATCAATAACGAGTTTCGTATTGAAAGTATAGAATGAAATGCTATCATTTGAGTTATTGGTAATAGTCACATATGCTCTAGTTTCTTTTTCTGCAATTTCAACTTTATCCAACTTTAGCAAGTAACCATGTTGATCTATCTCTTTATTTATTTCTATTGTTTTAATTGCAGGTGCAAATGCTGTGGCGTAATCAGAAACCTCAATTTTATCAGCTTGTATTGCAGGTGCTGTAACTTTCCCACCCATTAGATTTTCTCCTTCAAATATGTCCTTTATTGTTCCAGTAATATGTACAATGTCATCTGTTTTGACATCTAAGCTAGGATCCAAAATTGCTACAATAGTATTCTTATCACTATTATCCTCTGCAAACACTTGTAGGTATGTGCCGTCATCGTCTTTTTCTGGTTCAGTAAAAACTCTACCATAGTAATCTACTTTACTACCCTTGTATTTTTTAGGATCAGAAAGCATTTTAGTAAACTCTTCTTTGGTTAATAATTTACTATTAGTTTTTTCTTTCTTTGGAGCATCTGCTTTTTCGGATCCTGATGAATTTTCAGCATTACAAGCAGTTAGAGCAAAAACAAGTATTAATAAAAAAGATAAACATAAAATTTTCTTCACAATATTTCCTCCTTCGATATGTAGGTAAAATAACCTATTTGATACATTAAAAGATTACCAGTTTTGGATGGCGATTGTAAATGCCTAAATCCACATTCATTCATCATATTCGTAAAGGTCATCTACTTTTACACCTAATAACCGCGACAACTTAAATGCTTTGTCCATCGGTATTAGCGCCTCCATCGTTTCGTATTTCCTCAACTGTCGCACAGTTATGCCTAATTGTTCGGCTATAAACGCTTTCCTTAATCCTTTACCCTTTATTAACTCTCCCACTCTACTTTTCATATGATCACCTAATAACCGATTTTAATTTTAGTGGTTATGTCAAAGAGTTAATAACAGCCGACATGCAAAGAAAAGAGAAATTAAAGATCATCCACACGAAAGAAAGTGGGGGAATTAAGATTGTCATAGGCCAGTAATACTACTCCTCTTTCTACATCTCTTCTGTAACACTGTTACACGGTTGACGTTGGTAATTGTCACGACAAATGGAAAGGGGATGCTTAAACATGATAGAAGGGAAGGGCTTAGGCAATAAGAAAGTAAACCGAGTCGGTGTTTCACTTTCGAATGCGTTCAATCAGAAATTAAATAAGTTAGCTGTGGCCTGTAACATGAAGCCGACCACGCTTGCAGGACTACTTATCGAAAGAAGCTTGAACAATCCAAGATTGATATCAGATCTCCAAAATGAGCATGCAGTCCACACTGCCTATAAGGTATTGCCGATTAGAGATTACGAAACTGGCGAACTCCTATATGTTTTGAACGAAAGGTGGTAATACCGTATGGAATGGATAAGCTTCCTCACAGGTGCCATGGGTACAGCCTTTGCATTCGCCTTGTTTTCGAATAATGATGATGCCGAAATCGAAACTGAATTTGAAACTGACGATAGCGAACTTGAAGTAAATGACTTTTCAGTTAGACACGTTACCCTGTCATGCCAGACTTGTAGAAAACTAAAAAGGCATAAAGAGATTGAAGCTAACTTGTATCAATGTACCAAGTGCAAAAGGCATGTGGATTTAAGGGCTTCATAAGATTTATCCATCAATAAAATTCGCATCAAAGTAAAGCTTGTCAATAAGTTATAAATGCCCGATAATTACCCGACAAACGCCCGATTTTTCATAAAGTATTTAGATTTGATTCGATTCCCTAATTTTCGAAAGTACTGATAAACAAGCATTTTCAAACTATCTTGATTCACTCTTATGGACTAGAGTATGTTTAGAACGCAAGTTCACCCATGGGAACGCGAACAATATATGAACATGTATTAAATCGTGGGAAGCCTTGACACATCTAGTGTTGGGGCTTTTTTGTTTTGGGCAGATTGCGCCTTTTCCATCAGCGTTTTAGCAATTGCCCAAGAATTGCCCAAAGAATAAATTATTCAAGTACATTTTTCATATGCTCTTCGAATTTATTCATTTCGTCTTGTTCGATTTTTTTACTAATATGTGAATAAACATCAGAGGTTATTTGCATACTACCGTGTCAGGATGATTAAGACCCATTAATGTACCGATAGATATCATAAGAATTCGTGATGTATTAATTTTATTTTCTAAATCATTAAGTATTAATTCCTTTATTTTCATAACTTAACTCCTATAGATTTGTTATTGAAACCTAAAAAGGCACGAAATAACATTATAGGATAATTTTTAACTAGTTTGTAAATCTCGACAAAAAATATCATAATACGACAAAATTTCTTTTTTAGAGTAATAATTGATCGGAAATTTAGAATGTATAAAGTTACTGCGTAGTTCGACGAAACGGTAGAATTAAATATCCTATTATTTAGCCTTTATTTGACACTACTTAGAATGCAAGTTGAAATTGTAATTTTTATTAACAACTACAGTTACCTGATTCTTCTTCAATAATAGAAGTGATAATAGGATAATCAAAGCGGATAAACAAGTGATATTCTTCTTAGTCAAGTGGTTCACAGCCTTTCATATATTGGGGATTATACCATTTTAGTGAATATTATGTAAATCCAATAATTAATATGATAGTAGCTTTAAAAAGTTTATAAAATTTGAGTTTCATTGTAATTCAATAGACAAAACTGTGAGATAAGGGAGGAGTTTAACAATGGAAAAGATGAAATTTCATTGGGAAAAAGGAAATAAGAAAGGATTAATTTAGTGTCGCAGTACGACGAAACACTTCCGAAAGATCGAAAAAATATGAAACAGATTCATTCGACAAGATTCTACATAAGTAGGTGTCACAGAATGGTGGTAAATTTGCTTTATTTTTAAATCTGAATGAATTGGTGGACATTAAAACGCCTTAGATGGCTTAATAAGGGAGATTACGAGAATGTCAAAAACTCAATTAAATGTTTTGTTCAAAAAGATCCAAAAGGATGATAAAAAAGAGGTTCTTGAGTTTCATGTGCAAGGGGATGAGTTGCCGCATTCTCAACAACTGGTTAGTATGGCCGGCTCCATTGTTTATCTGGATGTGGAAACGAGCAAAGTAGGGGAAATCAACGCTGAATTTAAATCCATACAGCGCTACTCCAAGAAAACTACATTAAAATTCAATGTTAAGGGTGATAGTGAGGATAAAATGAACAAGCTTTACCCCCGTATGCTGGCCGAAGTGTTTCTCTTCTTTTGGAAGCTTCGCAAATGTCCATAGAGGAATTCAATGAAGCGCACGAGGGTATTGAATATTCAATTGAGAAGGATGGTACTGCAAAGGTGGCTGCCGATCAAATGTCCCTTGATGATGTGGAAGAAGGTCAGGTACAAGATGCACCAGAGCAAAATGAAGATGATCCGTTCGATGCTACTGGCTTTGACGATGAGGATCTACTAGATTAATAGTAAAATCCCTGAGCTTAGGCTTGGGGTGTTCCTGGGAAATGGGGGATACAATGACTTTTGAATTACCAGAATTAGATAGGAAGTCTACACAAGCAGCCGTTGAAGTTGCCTTGGAGAAATACCGGTTGTTTAAATACTTAATCTTTGAAGATAGGGAAGCATCAATCACAGTAAGTTCTGAGGCTCGTTATCATGGTCCTACTAACCAGATAAATGACCAGACTGGAGATATTGCAATATACAATGCAGATCAACAAAAATATAGAAAAGAATATTGCGAACGATTGGAACGGGCTGTGAGTCGGCTGCCTAAGATGGAAAGGTTTTTAATAGAGGAACGATATATATCGCAGGATGGGGATTACTTAACAGATTATCAGGTATATTGTTTCAAATTTCAGCCTCCAATTAGCGCGATGACCTATGCAAAAATTCGCTGGAAAGCTTTTTATAGGGTTGCTTTAAATATGAATATAGCTATAACAAAAGAAGCCATTACATAATGGCTTCTTCGTTACTATACAAATTAGCTTCTGTCATGTATAAGTCGAAGTGTTCTTCTTTGATTAAAATCTTGCTATTTAAATTGTCTAACAAATTATATTTATGCATTAGTATCATGAAGTTGTACCCATGTAACCCTAATGAGTTGTAAAGAAGAAATGCTAGCTCTGTAGATGAAAGTTGCGCTCTCAATATACCGATGTACGTCTTTTTTTCCTCAAGTTCGAGTAATTCTGATACGTCGATAAACTTTACAATTCTATATAGATTCCTAAAATAATGACCAAGCTGATCTTCATTTTTTAAGAAAAAACTATGATAGTTTATCCTAACTCTATCAATTTCGTTTTTATTTAGAAAATCATTATTAAAGGTGTTTTTAACATGAATGCGATAAGAGTCGTTCAAAGCCTGATAAAAATAAAAAAACGAGTTCCTTCCAACTTTATTAGAGCTCATACTATCTTCATAAACCATGGCATTAACTATATCAATGTGAAGATTGACCATTTGGAAAAAAGTATTTTCAAATCGTTGGATGGATAATGTTTTATTTTGCAATTCAAATTCTTTTCGAGTAGCCTTCATTTCATCAATTGAATTCCTTAACTCTTCATTTTGCATTTCAAGTTGCTTACCTTGCATTTCAAGTTGTTCTTTTTGCATTTTTAGTGTTATAACGATGGCTAAAAAGCTAATGAAAGTCAATATTGGTACTGTCGTTCCTGCAAAAAAGTCGCCGAATGGTCCTAAATATGAAAAATCTATGTGGAATGCTTTAATTGCAATTATTCCAAGTACTCCTGGAATAGGTACTAAAAAAAGACAGTACCATAATGTTGTTAATTCAAATTTCAATCTTTTCATTGGAGAACCCTCTTTCTTAAATAATACATTTATTATTCTAACTGTTAAATGATAAAAATAATAGAAAATATTTCAAATAAAAATAGTAAAAGAATGTGTGTTGTTTGCATTTAGACATGATAAATTTATAACATCGAGAAAGTTACAAGGACGGCACTTAGGTTTTGAGTGTCCTCTTTTTATGTTCTTTGTAAACTAGGCGCTCGTAAAAAAATACTCCAAACTTGTTTCGCATATGTAATTGAGTGTCTAGTTTAGAGGGAATATAATCAACTGTACTCCATATGGAGGACGGTGAATCTAGTTCCTTCATTAGAGCGAGATTCCTAAAGAAAACATTAAAGAAAACTACCTAGCAAATGATATTTGCAAGGGAAGAATTAATTTAATAAAAGGAATAACTAATATTATGTTGAAGTATAAGTAGTAGGGAAGGAGGAGTTAATTTGAACATCAGGATGAGGTATAGGTTATTCAAACAAGTAGGAGAAATAATAGTTCCAGATAAATTTGATAGCTTTAAAGTCATTACTGTAAATGACGAATTAGATCCTAATTCTCCAGAAGGTCGTGAAGAAATTATTACACAATTACATAGAGCCATCGGTGAACCTAAAGCTAATGTTAAAGTATTAGATGGGACATTAGTATAAGCAACACTTTATTAGGCGCTTTAGAAAGGGGCGAGAATAAAATGAAAGATCCAGGTACAGGTGGTTATCCAATGTTGCAAGGAGATCCAGGTGTTGCTGGTAGTCTTGCTTTACGAAAAGGTATTGTTCGTCCATAATTATATAGTATGAAAGGCACTCATTTAATGGGTGTCTTTTTTTAAAAAAAATTTATTCAAATCATTCCCTATTCTATATAGATATATCATAATAATCATGTGGAGGGGTTAGGTTGGATAAAAAAGAAATAAAGGCTAAAAAGATAAATTTTATTTATTTAATACCAGTAATAATAATTGTAACACCTATTCTTCTTGGATTACTTTTAAATATACCAGGAGGGAAATTAACAATTGGCGATGAAGGATCTTGGGTAGGTTTTTTTTGCAATTATTCCAGCGGGATTATAGGAGGAATAGTTGCATAAATTGTTGCAAAGCAACAATTTAATCAAGGTGAGATTAATAGAATAAAAATAAATAATGAGCAGGAACGAGCTTCTTTACTTAGAATAAGATTTGAATTATTAAAAATAAAAGAGGAATTTAAGTCTGTATCAAAAGTTGAAGAAGACGTAAATAAAATTAATCAGCCTATTCCTTTTACACGTTTAGGTATAAGAGAATTAAATTCACTAAACTGGTCAAAAGCATCAAATATTTCAGATTATTTCGCTTTAAAGCAAGTGAATTAGCTTTTAATGTAGATGAGGATGATATGATTTTAGCTATTGAACAACGTCTAAATGAACAATAGGAAATTGATGTGTAGCAAACCAAACACCTAATGAGGTTTATTTTTATGTAATCCCCGGATGATAAATAGTAATTATTAAAGAATAATATTGAGATTTGCAGACCAAATGAACTATAATTCACCTGGGGAAATAAGTTTTAAAGATCTACTGCTGACGGATCGCCGTGTGCGATGAAAGTCGCCTGCACGGTGAAGGCTCGTTATAAAACCTAGATAGAGAAATGGTATAAGACGAGAATAGCGCACCACAAGCAAGTTATGTTTGGAATGAAACAACGAACGTTTTAACAATAACTGGGCTTACTGTTACAGATGGGCAAATGAATGACCAAACACAATTAACGACTGCAACAAGCCCTGGGACTTCCAGTTATCAAACGGTAATACTAGTAAAATTTCTGTAGCTTTTACAGGCGGAGAAACTAATTATGATTCGATGAATTTTGAACAACCTTCCAATGGTTTATACGCAACTGTAATAGGAGCCAATCAGATTCAGTTTAGCTTAGATACTACTGAAGATAATATAAATTATCCTGGTCTATTATCTTTTAGCCAAGATCATTTACTGGTTACTGTAGAAGATGCGAATGATCCAACTTTAAAAGTTACGATTGATTTAAACATTGATACAACAAACCCAGATAACATTAGAAAAAATAACTAACATTGTTACCTCGCTGTTTTTTCAGTGAGGTTTTTCTTTTACATCAGGAAGATGATACGCAGTAAACAAAACATCCATGAGGTGTTTTTTTATGCATGAGGGCTCATTTGAGTCCTTTTTTATTTTGAAAAATTGGGGTGAAACATGGAGGTTCAAGTTGGTATTTCAATCTTGTGTACAGTGATAGGGGTCCTTATCGGTTTCTTAACATTCAGTAGGAACAGGGATAAGGATGTTAAAAACGACGCCACAGAATCGGCGGTAATTAGAACGAAATTAGACAAGATTAGTCAGTCTGTAGATTCGATTAGAATTGATTTTAAAGCAAGTGATCAGCGCTGGACGGCGCTATCAGAGCAAGTTATTCGCAACGATGAAAGTAATAAGCAAGCACATAAACGGATTGACTCATTAGAAAGTAAAGGGGAGAGTTGAATTGGATAAAGCAAAACAATATGTAGCAATGATTGGCGGTGTCCTGGGGGCACTGCTTTTGTTTTTTCAAGCACTAGGTCTTGAAATTACTTGGTTTAATGAAACCACGATTGACGTATTTACGAATTTCTTGATTGCTGCTGTTCCATTAGTTTTAGCTCTGTATGGTGTTTATAAAAACCAGTATGTACTAACGAACAAAGCTAAAAAGCAAGAGGAAGCATTGAAAAAACAAGGGTTGAAGTAAGCTGTCCACACGGATGGCTTTTTTTATTATATAAAGGAGATGATTATATGGATGTTACAACTACATGCAGGAGCATATCAGAACTTTTGCCAGCAGCACAGCTAGCTTGTAGGTTATTATTCCAGGAATGCTATAAAGCTGGTCTAACAAATATTTTTATCACGGAGACATACCGATCACAAGCACGCCAAGATTATCTTTATGAGCAGGGCAGATCAAGGGCTGGAGAGATTGTAACTTGGGCTCGCAGTAGCAACAACCATAGCGGTCGACTTGCTTGGGACATTGCTGTTGCTCCACCAGCATCATTGTATGATACCAACACATTAAACAAGGTCGGAGCTATCGCGCGCAAATTGGGTATTACATGGGGCGGTGATTGGGAAAAAAACATAGACCGTCCACACTTCGAAGTCAAGAAAACGTGGGTAATGCCAACTGGTTATAGCATCGAAGGCGAGATTACGATACCTATTGACTCCAAAACAAAAGTTAATTTAATCAAAAAGGAGGAACCAAAAGTGGCGGAACGTGATATTAATAAGGTCAGCGATTGGGCAAAAATAGATTGGGAAGTAGCACAAGAAAATGGTTACTTTGACGGTGCAAGACCAGGAGCATCAATCACGAGGGAAGAGGCTGCTGTTGTGATTAATAGACTACGAAGCAATTTCCTAAAGTTAATTGGTGAAAGTAAAGCTGATATAAAGGCTCTTGAAGCAAGGCTGCAGAAATTTGAAAAAGAAGAAAAGTAAGGACAAAAAACACTCAATTTATGTTTATTCTTCTAGTTGAAAGGGAAAAATAATACTACTCCTGCATGTATAGTTGAAAAAGCCCTTCTCTTAATTGAGAGGGGCTTATCCTGTTGAATCAATCTGCAAATAAATCCTCAACAATTCCTCGGTTCTATTCCTTAATCGTGGATTGAAGTAGGTGTGATGTTCTTCAACACCTTTGTATATAAATGAGTACATTGTGAAATCGGCATCTCTTTTAATTTCTTCTAGTTCCATTTTTTCCTTACGCAAATAGTTCCCGGCAATTTTTAAATCCTTCCGTACAGCCTTAATTGCATTCTCAACTATATCCACATAGGGTGATTTTATTTTAAAAGATCCTTGTTCAATCAAAACTTTATCTCGTTCCAGTATTTTAAGCAGCATTGGTAAATACAAAGCTGTTTCTATAATCTCTCTGTCATTATCAGGAATCCTAGTCATGGTTATACCTTTCTACAGCTATTATACAATCGAGTTCAATCCTAATTTCCCCACTTAATAAATCTAATATTAAATACTTCATTTGCCTATCTACTTTGCTAACAATGCCTATATTATTGACTAGATTATCTGCCTTCCAGAAGGTAATACGAACTGGAAGTATGTAATTAAGGGAATCCATTACGACAATACCGATTTGCTTGAATACTTGCTCATCTAACACCGCATTCATTAAGAGTTCACTTCTTATCAAATAATCATCTCCTTTATTATTATTATATACAAACGAATGTTCGAAAACAACTCGAAATCAAACAAACGTTCGTATAAAGTGATGATAATAAAGGAACTGGTAAAATGTTGGGATTATTCATGTCGTCACTTGAGAAGCAAATACCTGTTGAAATTATGTATATGAATAACAAGGGAGCCATTACAGATCGTCTAATTATCGTGAAGGGAATAGAGTATAATTTCATTCGTGCTTATTGTCTTAAGAAAAGGCAACCAAGAATATTTATAAAAGCCAACATTTTATCAACTGCTAAACCAAGGATAAGAAAAGGGGTAAACCATGCTTAGTGATCTATTTTTGTTTCAATATTACGCTCATATAGAATGTAAGTGTTTTTCCTCACATTATCTTTTTTATACTCCAATAACCATTCTCGGAGATATAGCTTTAACATTATTTTACTATCATCCAGTTCTATATAAATTCATTTAGATTTTCCGACATGTATAACTCCTATTCAATCTTGTCATAATGTCCTTAAAAAGAGCAGTTAAGGAGTAGAAAAGATGGGAAAAGGACTTCAAATTAAGAACACACATGGCTGGACGGTGGAATGCCTCCAAGCTCACGAAAAAACGATTCAGAAAGCATCCATGGCGAGACGAGTAGCGACCATTCGACTTCTCATGCAAGGGGATTATGCCATTCAAGTAGCTGAACTTCTTCATCTGCATCGTGAAACCATTTCTGAATACGTGAAAAAATTTAACACAGGTGGAATGGAAGGTTTACTTCACCGTGAATATGCACCAGGCAGACGTACCTATTTGTCACCAGAAGAAGAACAGGAAGTCCGCCAAACCTGGAATTCAGTACACTTTCTGAAGAAGGATACGGCTGTGAATCATGCTGGGATACTCGCATTTTAAAAGAAGTCCTTGAAGACCGTTTTTCCGTCACCATGACCAGAGGTGGAATTGGCCTACGCATACATTGAAACGTGCAGATCAGAACAAGCAAGAAACCTTTAAACGGCAACTAGACCTGATAAAAAAAACGCTATAGACGAGTTCGTCTTTTTATACGAAGATGAAAGTCATATTCGTGATTACCAAGCACTTCGGGCGACACGGAGTATAAAAGGAAGACAAAACAAATCCTTACCTATGGCCATCGTGCCACCGTGAGTTTATTTGGCTGTGTTCATATCCAAAACGGAGAATTTTTGTGTATGGAAACGGACCGTTGTGATGCCCAAGCATTTCTTGAATTTCTTCGCTATGTTCTTTCCCGATATGGACATCAACATATTGGGATGATTTTCGATAATGCCCGTATTCATCATGCCAAACTGCTTCAGCCATTTTTGAAAGAAAACGAAGATCGTCTGACCTTGTTGTTCTTGCCCCCCGATTCTCCGAATTTACATGCAGTGGAACGAGTTTGGGGCTGGCTGAAAAAAAGTGTGATCGCTAATCGATTTCATGTGACTCGCGAAGATATACGAAAATCAATTCTCTCATTTTTGGGGTATCTCCATGAATGCCTGGAAAAAGTACTCCGTCTGATTGGATCGATGGCCATGTCGGAAGTTCAAAATGGACTTATATATATATGAGAATGGGAATAGGAATAGCGAATACTGCTATTTAATTGATAAAAATATGAAGTTGGGAGTTTATGAGTATGTTGGATTAGAGAAAGAGGAGGTATTAGATGATGGTAAATTAACAAGGAGAATGTATAAGTTGTTTTACAGGAGGAGAAAGAGTCGATGGGCTGTATCTATATAATATTGAGGGGGAAGTGTACATAATATACCTTATCATGATAAGTGGCGGGCTGCGGCTGCCTTTTTCTGCTTGAGCTAGTCCTATATAAAGCCTATTAGCGATAATTTACAATCTTTATTTAAAGCTGCAAAGAAAATGCTTCTTTTTGAAAATTTAATGTTAATATAATTATTAGTAAATCAGCATGAGAATAACAAAATAGGGGATGGCATTAATGAAACAGGGGAAATTTACAGTAGCAAAGAAATTATACATCGGTTTTATATCGGTGTTACTCATTATGGGTATTTTAGGATGGGTTTCGATTTCTAATATGCTCAGCATGAATGATAAAACAAAAGAAATTGCAAATAATTGGTTGCCGGGAACAGCAACAATCAATAACATCAACTATCTTACTGAACATATAACGGCTTTGGAGTATGAATATTTATTAAAACCAAATTCACTTGAGCTTAAAAAATTAGAAGAAGAGATGAATAATACTTTTTCAGAGATTGATACTTCATTTGATTATTATGAAAAAACTATCACCTTAGAAGAGGACAGAAAGAATTTCGATGCTTTAAAAGAAAAATGGAGAAATTATCAAGTTATACATAGTGAATTTATGGAATTAGGTACTAGTGTTAATATCATAAATGGAGCAGATAATAATAATGTGACAAAATTAAATTCCATACTGAATGAAGGTAGCATCCTATTTTCTGATATGCAAATTTACTTAGAAAATCTATTGGAGTTGAACAAAAATCAAGCTTTACAAAGTAGAGATGATAGTAGTGAACTTTTTACTACTTCCTTTAAACTGACCTTAATTTATTTGGCAGTAGGAGTAATCTTAGGTTTAACGATAGCCTTCGTTGTATCACGTATGATATCAAGACCACTTGAAATGATAACTAAAAATGCAAAAGAAATCGCAAATGGTAATCTAGCAATTGAAGAGATTAAGATAAAAAATAGAGATGAAATTGGTCAAGTGGCCTCATCATTTAACCAAATGGCTGAAAATTTAAGAGCTATTATCCACGAGATTAATCTCACATCCGAGCAAGTTGCTTCTTCTTCAGAAGAATTAATGGCTAGTACGGAAGAAACCACTTCTGCCACAAAACAAGTGGTCACATCAATTCAAGAAGTAGCCAGTAGTGTTGAGGTTCAAGGGGAAAATACAGAAGAAAGTGCTCGATCAATTGGTGAAATATCAATAGGCGTACAAAGTATTGCGGAATCTACATCTGTGATAGCAGAATCTACAATGGAAACAACAACACAAGCCAATACAGGAAATGTTAATATTCAAAAAGTAGTTGGACAAATGAAGTTAATTTATGGGGCAAGTAGGGATACTATTACGGTTATGGAAGCACTAGAAAGTAGATCAAAAGGAATCGGACAAATTATCGAAGTCATTACAGGTATTGCGGAACAAACTAACCTTTTAGCTCTCAATGCAGCAATTGAGTCCGCTAGAGCAGGTGAACATGGGAAAGGATTTGCTGTTGTAGCTGAAGAGGTTAGAAAATTAGCAGAATCCTCTAAAGTATCGGCAAATCAGATAGCAGAAATCATCAAACTAATTCAAATGGACACTATGAAAGCTGTTGAAATGACAAACACCGGAAATAAGGAAGTACAAAATGGTTTAAATTTGGCAGAAGAAACAGGGAAAACATTTAATCAAATATTAAAATCAATAGAAGGTGTCAGTGCTCAAGCACAGGAGCTGTCTGCAATATCTGAAGAAATGTCCGCAAGTGTAGAACAAGTAAATGCATCTATAGAAGAAGTTGCTCAATTAGCCAAAGTGTCTTCAGGTAATGCGACAGAAATTGCTGCAGCATCTGAGGAACAATTAGCTACTCTTGAGGAGGTAACTTCTTCTGCTTCATCATTAGCTGATTTGGCAGAGAAATTAAGGGAATTGGTTAGGAAATTTAAATTATAAAAGAATAACCCTGTAATAACGAAAACAGAGTTATGAAAGTTGTATCGAAGGGACGAAAAAGTCGTATCGTAAATAGGTGGAATTAGAAAGAAAATCCTTATAATATAGGGGTTTTCTTTTATTTTAGTCAACTTCAATCGACGGAGCCTTGGGAGAGTATGGCTAGAGGTTGTTTTTAATGGAATATGGTCAAATTTGGACGATGTGAGGGTAAGATATTGATTGATTATCAAAACTTTTACGATACGATTTCGATAGGATTTGAGGTGAAAATCATAATAAATGGAAAACATTAGGGTGGAAATACATATCGAGTCAATTCTTGGTGATGCGGTGTGAATAGAAGTGTTGCACTACGTATACAAACAAACATTCTTGTTTTGGGTGTAAAATAGCCCCCCAGTTCCATAAGTAATATCCATTACATACGGTATTCGTTTACTCACCTTAAATCCCCGCCTACAAAACGCAGCATAAACTGGTGCCAGTACAATTTTGAAATTTTTACCATATTTCAGATCATAAAATGTACTGACTATTTCTTAATTTTGGTCAAAAGTGGGGTAACAAGTAGTTCGAATATGAAGTGTACTATTCAACTAATGCACTGCTATATCTACCGTACTTACCACTATACCTATCACACTAAACGTTCTGTACTAATCTGTAACATACTCAAATTACCCATCCTGTATCATCAATAGTGATACACTTATGCACATCTTATCCACCGACTGTGCGTAAATAAATATAATAACAAATATTACTATCTATGACAATATATATTTTTAACTTTTTCTTAACAAATAAACTAATATAAAACAAAGATAAATTTATATTAGTTTATTTGTTTGATGTGAACAAGACTAACTAGTGTATAACTTGTAATGGCACTGGTGAAGTAGATACAGATAATTAATAGGAAAGGAGAATATAACTTTATGACTAAATCAAACTTCTTTTTCTGTTACAACAAACGGGTATCTGACTTTATGACTCTAAAGGAATAACATATGTCACTGTAGCTATGGACGTAAAGTCACAAAAGATATTCAGCTTATTCCAGGTCACTCCAGAATTCAAACAGGCTATGAACGAATATAAACAACTTAATCAATCTAACTAATTATCCTTTACATAAATCCAATATATAAATCAGGAGGAATAAACATATTGAAACGAGTATCACAAAAATGGAACTAATAGAGTATTTAGAAAGTATAGTTGGAGAAGTAATACTTACAGCAGTGGACAGAAAAGAATTGATTGCTAAAATTAACGTTAAACAGAATGGCAAAATGTTAAAAAATTTAGACATACTGAATTCTGCATTAAGAGAACAAGGTTTAGATTATTACATAAAGCAATTTGAAACGAGTAGAATCGAAAGTGGTAAAAAGAAGAAGTACAAATCAATATGGAAGGTTATGGAAATTATAGACTTGTAATTCGTTACCCCCCTATTTAGGTGTAAGCTATATATAGAGCATCACATCCAATTAAGGGGGTAAAATTACAGACTAACCAAACATTAACCTTTCAACCTAACACGTTGAGAGGTTTTTTACCATAATATTCACTTATCACCACAATAGAGATAAGGCCATACACAACGAAAATTAGAAAGGCACTAATTGTTCTTATATGTTGAGAACGCAAAGTTCTTTGCTTATCTCGAATATTAATATTTAATTATTCAGAATTATTATTATATCATCGTTAACTACTATTGAAATTTGGGGAAATTTAACGATATATGTTAAGAGGGAGGATTATTCTATTACATATTTACAACTTGCAAAAAAGGAGGAATGGAAATTAAAACTAAAATGAGTGTTTTTTCCATTGGTTAACATCTTAAGTTTTTCCATACGAATAATAGGGGGATAATACGTTGAATTTATTTACGCGGATAATAATAACAGTACTTAGCACAAGTATACTTATCTTTGTTTCAATTATAGGGGTTACTCTTTATAAAACAAATAATTTAGCAGTTAAGAATGCCAATCAAATTACTATTGCAGAAAGTGAAAAGGATGCAAAATATATCGAATCGGAACTTAATTATTATATGGACACTGTCAGAGTATTGGCAACAACATTAGGTTCGATGGTGGAAGGAAATAGGGCGGAAAGAGATCTTGCGAATGCCATTTTGAATAAGACTCTTAAGGAGAACGAACGATTTTTAGCTATTTGGACAGGTTGGGAACCGAATGCCTTTGATGGGAATGACGCAGAATTCGTTAACTCGATAGGCCATGATGGAACGGGAAGGTTTGTTCCATATTGGAGTCGGAAAGATGGGGAAATTAGTGTAAAGGCCTTAGAAGGTTATGACAAACCAGAAGTAGGAGGCTTCTATTTGCGCGCTAAAGACAGTGGGAAGGAAGTGATTTTAGATCCTTATTCATATGAAGTAAATGGCGAGAAAGTGTTGATGACATCTATTACTGCTCCTATTAAAATTGGTGATGATATAGTGGGAGTAGTTGGAATTGATATTAGTCTAGATTCTATGCGGAAAATGAATGATACCTTAATTCTTTACGATAGTGGCTTCGGTGCAATTCTATCCAATAACGGAACTTTGGTGGCTCATAAATCAAACAAATTAGTTGGGAAAAGCTATTATGAGCTTGAAGGTATAAAGTCAGTGAATGAGATTAAATCTACAGTTGAATCAGGAAAATCGTTATCAATTAGTGACTTTGACCCTGTAGATAACGGAGATGTTTATAAGACGTTTTCACCCATTAAAATAGGCTCAACAAATACACCATGGTCACTAATGATAGCGATTCCAATAAATGAAGTAAAGAAGGAATCCAGAGATTTACTAAATTTGTCCATCATTATTGGTGTAATTGGAATCATAATACTTGCCTTAGTTATATTTGAGATTGTAAGAAGACTTATCAAACCGATCTTAAAAGTAGTCGAACAAATGAAAGAAATTGCAAGCGGTAATTTAACAGTTGAAGCATTAGAGATTAAATCAAAAGATGAATTAGGGCAATTAGCACACGCGATGAATGAGATGACTTCAAATACCAGAGTCTTGATTCAAGATGCAGCGGGTATTTCAGATCAAGTGGCTGCTTACAGTGAAGAATTAATGACATCCACAAATGAAATAAAAGTTGGAATTGAACAGGTATCTTCAACGATGGAGGAAATGGCGGCAGGATCTTCTGATCAAGCACATCATGCCGGTGAAACTATGGAGGAGATTCAACAAGTGGATTATGAAGTTAAACAAATTATTCAATACACGAATGAAATGACGGATCGTTCGCTAGTAACGAAGGAATCTTCTCAAAAAGGGATACAAAGTGCAGAACAATCGATGCAGGAAATGGAGATTATTGAAGACAAGGTTTCCTCAGCAGCAAACATTGTTAAAGAATTAGGAGTTAAGTCTGTAGCAATTAATGAAATTCTTAATGTTATCCATGACATTGCTTCCCAAACGAATTTATTAGCACTAAATGCAGCCATTGAAGCTGCGAGAGCTGGTGAAAATGGCAAGGGGTTTGCGGTAGTAGCTGATGAAGTTAGAAAACTGGCTGAACAGTCTGCCGAATCGACAAGCCAAATTTCAAGCATCATCGAAAGTATACAAAAGGAAACCCAAAAAGCTGAACAAGCTATGGTCGAAGTAGTACAGGAAGTGAAGTCTGGTTCCGAAGTGATTGATAATAGTCGTAAGGCGTTTGATGAAATCGCTAATAATATTACGAAAATGGTCGATCAAATCAACAGCGTGACTGGTGCATCAAGACTCATTGAAGAAGAAACAAAAAAAGCGGTAAAAGCTGTGGAGAATATAGTATCAATTACCCAAGAGACCTCTGCTGGTACAGAAGAATTATCTGCTACCATGGAACAACAAAATGCATCTATGCAAGAAGTGGATGGTATGGCAAACAGTCTTGCTATAATGGCAGAAGCCTTAGGGAAATCGTTATCAAAGTTCACCTATGATAATAAAGGAACATCTTAATTAAATGATCAAATAGAGAGGAAGGTCAGGAGTTTGCGTCTTTTCTCTCTTTATTGTGCAATAAAACTATGATTTCAAATGAATATTATAGATAAATTTATAAGTTTTATTTGTGTTATTGGTTTAATTGGCATATAATGGTTTTAAGAAATAAGGAAGCGGAAAATGTGTTATTAAAGATTAAATTACATAAAATGAACGGATGTTTTAAAAATGACAAATCAAACAGCAACTATCTACTGTCCGGAAATGGGAGACACTAAACCACAAGCACAAATTGAAGCTAAGTTTTCAGCAATTATGGGGAAGTTCAGAATATCTACGCCATTGGAACTTAAGGGAAGAGGAATCAAGTATCACGACACTTACACGGAACACAATTGCAATTCACCTAAATTGTATGGACATAACATCTATTATGTAACAATGGCAGCTTATAAGAAATTAGAGCAAGAATATACAAGCGCACAAGAAGTATTGTTAGATTAATGGCACAAAGAGAGGAGAATTACTATGGATAAAGAATCAGTTGGATCAGCATTTTTCGGTGCGTGTTATCAATTAGGTACTGAACTGCTCTACAAAGAAGATAAAACACCTGCTGAGAGTCAATTTTTAAAACGTCTCGATATGATAATGAACTATAAAGATAGTGTCAGAGATGAAGCAGAGTGCGCTCAATAAATTCGCTCTTTTAAATTAATTTGAATATCTCCTTTTCTCCCGACATATCAATAAAAAGTACGAAAAAAGGAGGGGGCTAATTGAAAAAAATTGTGATTGAAGAACATACAGAATACGCTAAAGTTTACCTAATCGATTTTAATGAAGAGGAACCTATTCGACCTACACAAAAATTAATGTATCAGGAATTAATAACTAAAATTAATGAACTCATTCAAAAATATAACTTGGAGCCTAATCATAAAATTATCAATGAGCACTATGATGAAAAACGATACCTAGTTGAACGAATAGAACAAACGGTGGAAGAATATTACTCATAGTGTAGCTCACTGTTCAGTGGGCTTTTCTTATAACTGGCTTCCAATTAATCCTACAATCTAGTAAAATATATCCAACACAGTAAACTCACATAGAAAAGGATTGGTACATTCTGACACCGTTACAAGGTTACATAATTCTCTTGGCAGTATTCATTTTAGGTATCGTATTTGATAAAGTAATTAGAAAAATTTTCAATATCAAAAAAGAAAAGGGAAGATCCTACACACATGCGAATAAAATTCACAAAAGGGGAGAGTGGATAATTGTAATATTATTTATAATCGTTTTGTTCTATCGATTATCAGTAGCTTCTATTGAACTAGTTCCTGCTCTATTTACTTATTTCTTTATTCTGTTTGCCTTCAGAGCATTCATGGAGTGGAAGTACCAACGTGAAACTAGAAAACACATATTGTCTGTTTCAAGTTTAATACTCCTTGTGATAAGTGGTTTTTGTTTATATGCGTTCAATATAATTTAATTTAAAACAAGCCCATCGTTTAATGGGCTATTTTTGATTATATAAATAAAATGCCTCTTCAAAATAAGTTTTCTGGTTTGGTTAAGCGTATAAAGGGTATTTGCATACAAACAGCTCAACAGAGGAGGAATAGAAATGAATAAAAGAGTATATGGGATTTTTGATTCGAGTGTAGAAGTGATATCAGCGATCAATGAATTGAAGACAATTGGGTATGATGGAAACGAAATTCTACTTGTAACAGACAAAAAAGATAAATGGAAATTTTCCTCAGATGTAAATGTCGTGATGGATGAGCCACATGATGAATCATTCATGGAGAAAGTAAAGAATTTCTTTACAGGTGAAAGTGATTCACTGACAGAGGGACTTATCGGTATGGGGCTAACTCGGCATAATGCTGCAGCATATTCAGATGATGTAAAAGACGGGAAAACACTAGTGCTTATTGATGAAAACAGTAACATTAGTAGTGGGATAAATCATCCAATTTCAACCGAACGTAAAAATGGCCCATCAGGTGAAATTATAACAGAGCCCAGTAAGTTGAAAGACCCAGAATTTCATGGAACGGTGCGTCTTGGTGACATCAGGGGTGATGAGTATAATCGGAGATAAACGAAAAGAGGATTAAAATGAGAGGGAGGAAAGAGGTTAGCGTCTCTTCCTTTCTTTTTTTGCTCACATTAAAATGACCTTTTAAAAGTAAATTTACACGAATTAGACATATGAATAATCATCGCAGCATATAATTAACTATAACCACTTAGGAGGTATGGCATATGCAAAAACTTATACGAATATTAAAACTTCACGAAGTGGAACCGCACGAATTAGCTGAAATGGTTTACTTTTACTTGTATCACCATGGAGAAGATACAGACAAAGAATTAATGGATGAGTTATTTGCAGCGTATTTGACAAAAGAGGAAGCCTAGAAATTAGGTTTTCTCTTAAATTAAAAACTTAGATAATTTGGAAACTATTACTTTATAAAGATGAATTTACACGATATTATATATTTGATAGTTAGGAGGCAGAAATAAATAAACAGTCCAATGAGGATGCAAAGGGGATATGGGAAATGAAACTTAAAAATAAGCAAACTGGGAAGTATCTAACAGTATTATCTAATGGGATCATTACTTGGACTTCAGCAGGATCAGTCTTTACCACAGAGGAATTAAATGAATATAGAAATTACTTTTCCAAATCTAATTTATTGGTAGCTGAATAACTGAAGAGTTTAAAATAAGTATTTCATTCGAAGGAGGTTGGATTCTATGAAAATAAAATACATTTGGAAATGAAGCACTAGAAACCTTTTAAGAAGAAGCTAAAATTCTAATTTTATATAGAAAGGGGAAATGAGATATGGTTGAAAAATGGATTGGTGAAGAAGATAATACAAGTGGAACTTATGTGCCAACATCTTGTGAAGAGTTTTCAGAAAGACGAGGAGGATGTTTGAACGCAAAGAAACTCTATAGATTTAATAGTCGATTTGGGAAAGAATACAATATTACTGACGATGAAGTTGTTGCACGTATCAAAAAATTAATAACTGAAGAAAAAAACAGCAGAACTGTACGAATACTTATATGAATTAGTTATTAAGACATTTGGAATTATGGAATTTATGCATGGAGCTGAATTGAAAATCGCAGAAGATCGTAGTAAAGGGTTCAAAAGTGGTAAAGAACATATGCAAGAAGAATTTAGAAAGTTACTAGGTCTTCATTCTATAAGATAAAATGTTAAATTGAATGGAGGCAAACAATCATGGCCTATCAAGAATACGTATACGAAGTGTTTAGAGATCATCACGATTGCATGGGAATGGATGAAGAAGAAATCAGTGAACTTATTGAAGAAACCTCATTCGCACAAATTGAAAAATGGCTAACGAAAAGCGGATATGATTTAAATGAGTATTACTCAGATTAAAGATTAATTTATAAGAAAATCAGAATAACTAAAAATCGCAAAGGAGGAATACACGTGTATCTATTCAAATTTGAAGTAGTGACAAACGAGGCCAAGTTTCATGAGTACATTCAGCATGATAATGTTATGGCAGCATGGGAAGTAATTGGCGAGAAATATCCGGTATCTGAAATTACATTGAAACTATTTTGAGGAGGTAGGAGAGTATGATCAATCTAAATAAACGTAACATCATCAACTTAAAGAAGGCACCCTTTGCAAATTTAATCAAAAAGCCAATCCAATAATAGGAGGTTTTATTATGTATCAAATGACACCAGAGCAAAATAAAGTGTTGGATGAGTTTTCAAAGCTGCCATACGAAGAGCTATTGGAAAAGTATGATGAGCTGCAGGAAAGGTTGCCTTAGGAACTGCCCTTTTGAAAAATTTCACCTGTTTTTAGGTTCGTTTCGTGAAATCGATTTGAAAAGAAATCCTAATAAGTGGTTTTAACCAAGCGTTGATACTTATAAATCAATTTGTCTAGTTCTTGACTATATTTAATAGTTTCAGGACTTGAGATACCATTGTCCATTCCCGATTTAATCATTTGATTTTTTAACATATTAATTTTTTTGCACAATACTGTGCGTTTTAATTGTTTTAACATAATCGTTTTACTCCTAAAATTTAAGTGTATTAGTAAATTATGCAATAAATTGAATAAAAATGGAACAGTTTATTTTTCCGATTTACGAAGAAATGATAATATGTTTAAAATTGCAACAGTCAACATCTAACACAAACTAAACTAGTCTAATTTTTTCCAACTTGGGAAGGAGGAAGTTTATGGCCGAGGCAAACGCAATTCAAGAAATCTCTTCAATAGCTCGTCATTTGCCACTAGAAGTTTTACAAGATATAAACCAACGTATTGGGGATTGGTTGACATCAGGTGGAAATAAAAATGATCCATATATTAGACAGCAATTAAGATTTGCCCAACGTTTTGTGAAGGAAAGTTGACATAAAGAATGCGGTAGAAAGGACGTGTAAAAGGATGGAAGAAAACCGATTACAGATGGTCAAAAGTACGTGGGAAAAACGGGATTGGGATACTTTTCTTAATAGAAAAGATATCGATTGGCTTATTTCACAAGCTGAAAAGGCTGAACGACTGGAAGAAGCGATTAGAATTTACAAACTATCTGATGAATTTGTGAAGGAGCAATCTAAGAAGGTTAAATACTTATTCCCGTTAGAAAATACTGTTGGATACGGTCAATTATGCGATAAGGTTTTAGAATTAACTGAGGATAAATCGTTCTTTCTAAAGGCATATACCGAAAAAATATGGAAGAAAGTTGACAAAACCTGTGACATAAGAAAAACCACTAATGATTTAATGGTTTAACTAAAAGTTTTATATTTTAAGTCAGAGAATTAAAGAATATTAAGAACCTGTAGCCTTAAGTATTCCAAACACAATTAAGAGAAACCCTAATAAAATTGCTCCACCTTCAAGTGGAAAAGTACTTGCTGTTTTATTATTAAATGCTTTTGCTTCATTAAAAAAATAAATAATAGCAAAAACAACAATCACTATGCCTAATAAGGATACTAATAGCCAAATCATAAGAGTATTCTCCATGAATTTTATTTTTTATTATGACAGCTTTTAAAGGAAATAGGAAGAAGAAATTGATGTATAAATAGTATGACTAAACTGTTTGACATTAAAAGCGTGGTTTTATTAGATTGATAACGATGAAAAATGGAGCATTTAAGAGTAAACGTAAGCATGGGGGAGGAATGAAGTTGGGATACGAAATTGACAGGTTAATTGCTGAAAAGGTTATGGGATGGACTTCTGACGGATATCTATATCACGATATGATAACGGGCGATATGTGTTCGATAAATGAATTTAGGCCTTCAGAAGATTTAGAGGATGCTTGGTTAATAGTTGAGAAAATAAGCTACGGAAACACGGAATTGATTTTTGATCTAGAACTTAGATATAAAGGGTTTTGGGCATATTTTACTGACGGGAAAAGTGATGATTACAGCTCTGAGCAAGAAAAAACAGCACCGTTGGCAATTTGTGTGGCAGCATTAAAAGCAACCGGTGTAAATATTGAAGAGGAGGTTATTTGAATGGATAAAAAAGTGAAAGTAGACATAGAAAAGATGGAGGATATAAAATGAACATCAACATTAATGAATTCGTCAAATTAAATGAGTTTCCACAAGAAGGATTTAGAGAAGTTAAATGGAATGTTAATGAAAATTATGATCATCATACGTTAACACTTAAGGATGGATACGGCAATACTCTAACATTATTCAATGATGAATTAGATAAACTTTATGATTACTTAGGTTCGGTGTTGTTTTATAAAGGGTAACGTTATAGTTTAATATGGTGCACATTAAATTTAACCTTTTAATGGGGGCGCTAAACTAAATGTGAAAATCCTCTGCCATTGGACAGAGGGAGATAATTAATAGAAGTTATTCTGACCAACTATTAATCTTACCTTCATTTAAGTTTTGATTTTGCTTCCAATCAATATAGTTGTTGGTGTCATTATTGTTCCAAATCTGATTATCTTCAACTTTTGGATTTGGAACGCTCCATAAAAAATATAGGATTCCAATGCCGATTGCACCAATGAATAACACGGCTTTCAATTTTTCTTTAGAATGATTTCTCTTATAATTTCTAGCTGATGATGATCTCTTATCTTCTGCTTCCCATCTTTTAACTGGTGAATTTTTAATAAACTAGGAGGGGATAGATATAGTGGCTAAAAAGATAAAGAAAACAGAAGAAGAATTAAAAGCCGAAAGATTGGAATATGAATTAAACGAGGTAAAAGAAAAACTCTACTTGATACCTGAGCCTATATATACATTTGAAATTGGCCAACAAGTTGGTATCGGAAATTTGAAAGATGTGATTGTAAAAAATTCACTTGAAGGCGGAAAAATATATTTGATCGATTACACTTCCGTTGACCACAATAGAGGAAATCCAATAAGACACGAACATCGACTGAGGTATGTTACTCGGTTAGACATTAGGAAGTTGCCTGCGAAAACGGAATCATTCATACGAAATAAGAACATGAGACTCAATTACTCTAATCAGAATATAGCCTCTTTATTAAGTAAGGCTTACTATTTCGGTGTTAATTTTGATCTGGATTATCAACGAGAGTATGTTTGGGAATTGGGAGGCAAGGTGAATTTAAATGATTCTGTTTTTAATAATATTGATATTGGTAAATTTGTTTTTGTTAGATATAACAGTGAGACGTGGAGTAAATTGAATTTGAGTTATGAGGTATTGGATGGTAAACAGAGAATGAGAGCCATTTTAGATTATTACGAGGACAGATTTGAATATGAAGGTAAAAAATTCAGCGATTTGACACTAAGGGATCAAGGTCACTTTGAAAACTACCCTATACCAATTGCTGAAATCGATGAGTTGCCAAGAAAGGGAATAATCAGATTCTTCATCGCTTTGAATACTAATGGTAAAGTGATGGATAGTAATCATTTAGACAATGTTAGAAAGATGATAGAAGAATAATATCTAATAAAATGCAGATTTCATAAAGAAAAGATTGTGAAATGAAGTTAGAAATTACAATGTTTATAGTTTTTTTTGACAGGTGTTTTCACAATCTTTATTTATAAAGATAAAATTACGAATTATACAATATGGTGAAGTGGAGATGTTGCTATGAAAACCTATCTTAAATCATTCGTTGTGAATAATTCATTTTTAATTACATTAACTCTAATTATATGGGCTTATAGTATGTATGAGTGCTTTAAATAGGAGGGGCGAGTGAACGGATAAAGATGATCAATGATCTTACAGATATGAGACTAAATTAATTGAGAAAAAGGTGAAAAGAAAAATCCAAAGGAGAAAATAGCTTGCTTGGATAGTAAGTTCATAATTTAGATTATTATTTCTGTATAATAGAAACTATATGGTGTAATTTTACTAAAAGGGGGTTGAACTATAAATGGGTTTAGGATTTAGAAAGAGTTTTAAAATAGCACCTGGAGTAAGATTAAATGTTTCAAATCGAGGAGTAGGAATGAGCGCAGGCGTTAAAGGATTAAGATATAGTGTTAACTCTAGAGGTCAGCGTAGAACAACAGCAAGCATTCCAGGGACTGGAATATCATACACCACGACTTCTAGTTCAGGTAGAAAATATAAGTCTGCTGCACAGCAAAATAGACAACAGTTGCTTAGGCAACAGAAAGAAATAGCTAAACAAGAAGAGTTACAAAGAGCAAGGTATGAAGTTGAAATGTATGAGAATAAAATTGAACTTATCCATTCTATACATAAGGAATGTGACGATATTTTTGATTGGCAAGAAATCGCATCGTCTACTCATCCTAATCAATTCAATCAACAAGGAAAACATGAAATAGAGGCTAGAGAGAAATTGAACACATTCAAGCCAAGTTTCATACAGAAGATATTAAAAACGAATGATAAAGCAGAGCAGAAATTGAGGATAGAGGTAGAAAAAGCAAAAGAACTTGACCAAAAAGAATACATGGAGCTCAAAAAAACAATTGAATTGGCCAATAGGATATTGAATAAAGATGTGGATGCTTATTTTGAAGTTATCGAAGAATTGTCACCACTTGATGATCTATTAGAGTTTGGTAGTGGTTTTGAGTTTTTTATAGATGACCCAATGGTACTGGAGGTAGAATTTGATGTTCAATCAAAAGAAGTTGTACCAAAACAAGTAAAGACTCTGACTAAGACAGGTAAATTATCTGTAAAAGATATGCCGTTGACTAAGTACTATGGCATATTTCAAGATTATGTATGCAGCTGTTCAATTAGAATTGCTAGAGATATGTTTGCGATACTTCCGTTTGAAAGGGTAATAGTCCATGCAAAGGATGAGCATTTAGACACTTCAACAGGAAGAAATACAGAAGCGACGATTTTATCTGTGGAATTTGATGAGATCACACTTAATCAATTGAATTTTGAAGCTATTGATTGCTCTGATTCGATGGAAAATTTTAATCATAACATGAAGTTTTTAAAAACAAAAGGATTTCAACCTGTTAATAAAATTGTTGCAAGATAATCTTTCTACTGGAAGATGATAGTCTGCTAGAAGTAAGATTTAACATAGTTGGAGTAAAAAAATAATTAAAAATAATGTAACATTTCAATGTGAAATTAACGTTAGAAAGCCTAATTGCACAGGCTTTTTCTTTACTCTAAAATAATAAAGATAAAATTATAAAATAAACAAAAGGACATTGCGGTGGGTTGGATAGATGTGGTAAGATGAATTTAAGAAAACAGACAGTAATAAAAGAAGAGTTTTATCAAAAAAGCTCTGATAGAGGAAAGATCTAACAGAGCAATGGTATTACCTTTCACATGCAATACCGTCTTTATCTCGATCGAGTTTTTTGTTTGCATTGTACAATTCAGCGTTAACAGTTGGCTTGTACTTAGTTTTACCGCCTACGTTCTTTGCTGTTGATGATTTAGAAACTCCACCTTTATATACCTTATTTAACTCAGTGCAGTTTTTAAATGATTTGGGTGCAGCTTGAACATCAATTTGACTACCAAAAGAAAGAGTTACTAGAATTATTCCAGAAAAAAGTAATATTGAAATCTTTTTCAAGTGTATCACCTCCTTTATAATATATCCATATATTATCTTTTATGTTATTGTTTAGTCAATATGTGCTAGATATAAAGTATTGATAATTTATATAAATATCCACGCGAATAAAAAATCTCTTTTATTGTAAGAGGAGAAAGATATGAAAAAAGAAGTTATTATGAAATTAATACCTAATATGAGTTATTTAAAACCAAAGCCTACTCAAAAAGATGCCATAAGACAGTTAATTTATGTTCCGGAAGAATATGTCGATTTGTTAATACAGAGAGACATGAAAACTACTTGGCCAAATGCAATGCTGATTATCAGTAGTATTGGGTTTCCCAAAAATGAGAATTCGATTCCTTCACTTCTATTTTTAATGCAGGATATAAATTGGCCTGGTGCAATTGAAGCAGTTGAGATAGTAAAGAATATTGGAAAACGATCAGTATTACCATATTTAGAGGATGCATTAGAAATAGCTTACAAAAGCGAAGATTATATGTGGATAGGAGGATTAAAATATTTAGTAGACAGCCTCAATATAATTGAAAGTGACTTCTGTAATTTACAAAACTATGAAACTCTGCAACTAGCTGATTTTTAACTGCTAAATAAGTGATTTAAAACAAGACATCTATAAGGGAGAGATAATAATGTATACAGTCCAACAATTACAAGCCTTGGAATATCTACTAAAACGAATATCAGCAAATAACAAATTCAATTTTTATCGAAGAGAATTAAAACTTGTAATAGAGTACAAAGGGACATTATATACAGGAGACTTTTTGCAAATGAGCAGCTCGTTTGCTTATCAGAATTACATAGACGATGAAGGGGAAGTCGATCAAGTCCGTTTTAGCCCAGATAGGGGATCAAAGATTTTAAATGATATATGGCAAATTTATCTGAGAGAAGTTAATAGATTATTTTACAATCCATTTAAACATATCAACGATATCCCTTTACTATTTAATACATTAGTAAAGATTCTTGAAACGGCCGAAATTGACGATGAAAGCAGTCCATTTTATCCTTATTTATTAAATGCAAGATCAATCGATAATACTATTAATCTTCCTTTGATTAATTTAGATGGGGAAAAAATTAAGTTAGTATCAATAATTGATTGTACGGAGAACCAATAAGAGTATTAAGTTTCTAAGTGAAGAGAATATCCTTTTCACTTAGAATGATAAAACAGGTAATTTAAAGGGAGGTGGATTAACATGAACAAAGAAAAACTACTTGATCACTGATGGGAAATGCATATTTATCATCAACGAGAAGCCGATAAATTTGAGAATGGTGAAGTTGAAGAGTCTAGAAAACACTACCAAACAGTAGCAGATGTATATTTTAAAATGTATCAAGAAGTTGGAGCTGGAGATTTTGACGAATGAAAGGAGTGGGAACATGCTAAAAAACGAGCAGAGCTATTACAGTTTAAATGGGTCATTTGAAGCACTACATATATTATTAATAAAGATGTGAAATAGCTAGAAGAGATGTATTCATTTTTACTAAGCGATATAAAACACGTAGATGAACAGATGGCGAAATTAGAAAATAATTCTAAATTGCATTAAATCGAATAATTTATGATGAAAGGGAATGGAATAATGAATAAAATGGTTAGTGAAATTAATAATATCAAAAATCATCTTAAAGAAATTTCTTTAGAACTGATGCCAATATTTGAAGATGCTTTGAGTCTTGCTCCAAGTATCAGTGCTTTTATAAATTACAGAAAATTTAACAGACTGGACAGAAGAATTACAAAGAAGTCTGAACAATTGAAAAGAATATCTATGTATGCTCCACACACAAAACTCTTAGATGAATATATTAGTGAGAGAATATCACCAATAGTTTTAGCTGACATCATAGAAGAACACGAAGATGCTAAGATAGTATTAAGTTTAAATGGCTTTGAGAACGTTTTTATCGAAGAGAATAGTTATGAGGCCGCGGTAATAAGTTATTTTGACACCTTAAGATCACTTAGGTACGTTGATATAAAAAGGTTGTTCTATTTAGCAGGAAAAATTGATAATTATCCTCCTCCTATTGAAGATAGTGAAGAACACGCTATTATGAGAAATAGCGATATGAAATTAAAAAATATGGGTCTAATAGGAGAGGTTACAGGATTTAGTTTTGGGACTATTGATAAGGATAGAGATATTTTAAAAAATGATATTTATTTAAGTTTGCATGCTGAGAAGTTTATTAATTTCATTTCGTTAGAAAAAGCTAACAACGCACATCTTTTGTTACCTAAATAAAATGACAATTTTAAAGTGACACACAATACACAAAATGCGAAGTAAGAGAGGGAGATATCTGTGGAGAACAAAAAATATGAAGTTGATTGGCATGTTAGAGATATGGATTTTAACTACTTTGTGGGTACTGAGAATGTGTTAGTTTCTGACGAAAACAACGCAATAGAAAGCGCAACACAAATTGTTTCAAGAAAATTAGGTTTGCAACGACATCTCATGATTATTAAGACAGTTAAAGTTGTTTAGTGCACAATTCGAAAATTATGTGCAATAAAATAACTACTTTAAAGATAAATTTACTAAAATAGCATTTGGTAAATTGGTATTTGTGGTTATATTAAGTATACTTTAACATGATTTTAATTTACTAATTATTATAAATAATCCAAATTAGTACTAGAGAATGCATACGGTGTTATGGTATCATATTGGTGTCGACATAAAAATGCAAAATACAACAATTTAATTAAAGGAGCAATCTAACATGAAGAAATTCATAATCAAAGATAATAATTCGAGTCAAATCACAGGGAAGCAAGTATTCCTCAAAGCAGATAATACACAAACTTTGAACTTTGACTATGCTCATGTATATCCTGAAGTAGAAGCATTCAATATAGTAGAACATGATGATAACATGGAATTGATTGAGGTCAATGTAGTAGTTGTTTAAGGAGTTAGATAAATACATAGCTTTTGAATCGCTAACCCAATCGGTGGGACACCAATGGATGAAGATATGAAGCAATCTAATTTATATTTTGAATAAACTTCGTATCTTCATTCATTGACTATATAAAATTTATTATAAAGGGGAGCTAAATAAAATGAAAAAATACGTAATTTTAGATACTGTTTCAACTAAATTAACTGGGCAACAAGTATTCCTTAAAGCAAATAACACACAAGTATCAAACTATGATCGCACGCACGTATTTCTTGAGGATGAGGCATTAGTTATAAAGAGCAATAATGATAAACTGGAATTATTCGAAGTAATTGTTTCATCAATTTAAAAGTAACTTTACACAATTCGTGATAAATGAACGTATGATGAATTAAGAGCTCTTGTTAACAAATAGGAGGGATCATATGTCACCTAAGGATAAGTTGATAGCAAAACTTCATCAAGTAAGTGAGTTGGCTATACGAGCAGAATTGTCGCTGCATGGACTGAAACCTAGTGAGTTTATCAGTAAGGAAATATTGATGAATATGCTTGTAACAGTATATTTTGGGGACGGGTGATTATTATGTTTGAAAAAGTATCTGAACGCCTTGGCGTAAATATTGATAAAGTAATTTTACATAAAGATGAAACTGAAAAATGTAAGTTAAAACGTGCTTTAAAGAAAGAAATTTTTAAAGAAAAAACTAGAATCGCTATGATCAAAAGGTCGAACCAAGAAAACTATGAAGCCTTAAAACGATTAGATGATCAATATGCAGTTTGACTAATTGATTGCACTAAATAATAAGGAGAATGTTCAGAATGACTAATAAGATAAATTTATTAAATGAAGCTTTCGGTATACTTGCGAGATATAGCTTGGTATCTAGTATGGATATTGAATTACGAATGAGAATTGAAAATCATTACAAAAGCTTGGAGGGAGAAGAAAATGTATCTTATCAAGTGGGTTGAGGATGGAGAGAATAAGTCATTTGTGGCCGAGGGATATATAGAGCGCCTGGTGTGTGAAGAACGACTCGAAAATAAAGGTATTGAATTCAATAGTTGTTTATTATAAGTGTATTTACAATTAAATCACGATTTTAATAGAATGTGGATAAAAACTGCAAAGGAGTGAAGAAAGATGTATATCAATAAAAATAAGGAATTAAAACCGGGTACTTACTACTTTAATCGATATGGCATGCGAATTAAATATGTTGTTAAATAATAGCATAGTTCAACTAAACTTGATAGTAGACACAAATTGTGAACCAAAAACAAGGAGTGATAACATGACAGAAAAAGAAAAATATTTTCTCGAAGATACAAGAGATATTCTAGTTAATTACGATGGATGTAAGTCGGAACAGCAATTAAAAGGCCTTATAGATGAAACACGAGAAAGATTAACAGTTTTTTAAACGGTAAAATTCAAGAATATGAAGATTCACTTTAATGAACACTACTATAAAAACAGAAATTCATCAGATTAGATTTGTAGAGGAGAGTATACTTTACATAACCAATCTGACATGGGCGACAGCTAAATAGTCTTTTTCATTCCGCAATTACGACATTCACGTAGGAATAAGCCATTCTTTCTCGAAGAATTAAAGTGAGCATAATCACAATTGTCGCAACGGGCATATTGTATGTCTGGCATTTCTTTATAGGTATAAGTTTTAGATAAGTCAATTTCTTTAGTTGCATCAGTCATTTAAATCACCTCATAGAAAAATTCACAACCTGACTAATATATCAAAACAGCAGATTAAAAGCAAAGACGGAAAAGCCCGCGTTAGCAGACTTCATCATCGTATTCAGCTTCCCATGAAACTTCTACATTATTAATCTCGCTCTTCTTGGAGTCAAAAATGATTTCCCTACCATTGGTAGTAGTGATAATAACCTTTGTGTCTTTGATAATATCATCATGTAGTGAAATACCTGCTTCTTCAATCGAACCACCATTAAACAAAACTAAGTCAATTTTAACTTGAGCATAAACATCCATTGGAACCCCTCCTAGTGTTAGTATATAATGTAATTGTGAGTAAAGGCGCATCAATTAAGTTAATAACACACAATTTAAAAGGTTTTGTAAAACATTAAAATTACATAAAGACACACAGTGAAACTGTGTATGGATTAGAGGTTGTCTTTTAATGGATATTATAGGGCAAAGATTAAAATGGCTAAGGGAGAAAAAAAGGTATGGACAAAAAGAAGTAGCTGGTAATATAGGATTAACTACAAGTGGCTATCAAAAAATGGAATATGGGGAAGCAAACCCTAAAGTTGACACATTAATTAAAATATCTCAGTTCTATAATGAAAGTTCAGATTTTTTATTAGGGTTATCTGATCATACGAGAAAGCTACAAGAAATTGATGAAAAATTGAGGTTTTTAATAGGTGATTTAAAGATTACAGAGAAAGAATTTCTAGATGTGTATTTTAATGAAAAAGTGTCTGAAGATGCTAAGAACGACCTAGCAAAAAGAGTTAGTAAGTTAAAAAGGGAGGTTGACTATTACCAGGAGGAATATTCAAGGAAAATTGTTAAAATACCCAATATTAACTTGAGTAACAACAGTATCTTAAAAGATAGAGTACCATTAGAAATTTTTATTATAGAAGAAAAGTCTAGTGGAAATTGGTTTATTACCTTGGAAGACAACAGATGTGAACAATTGGCTCGTATGACGGAAGAAAATACAAAAGAAAAAGCTATAGAATTTGCAGAAATGATAAAAGAAAAGAATGGAATTGAATATACAGTTGAGGAAGAATCATATCTAGATATGAGTGAGAATTGGGATTAATAAATTAATCATTTTATGAGACGGCGGCGGAGCTATAATGAAGATAATTGGTGAAAGAATTAAGGAAATCAGACTTTCAAAAAGGCTAACTCAGGAAGAATTGGCCGACAAGCTTGAATTAACAAAATCTTATATCTCCAAATTGGAAAACGGGATTACAATTCCAAGTATTTATTTTCTGTATAATCTAGCTGACATTTTCGAAGTTACAATACAAGACTTCTTTGGAGAAACAAACAGAACAAACAATGATAATAAATGGACTTCTGTTAATGATTATTTCGACAATCACAATATAAGTCCAGATGAAGTATTAATGCTGTTTAATATCCTAAGAAAGCTAAAATAAAAGAAATATTTTAAAGAAAAGAGCTGATGATATGTAAAATCGAAAAAACGCCCAAATAGGCGCTCTTGGAGAGTTACTTAGATTCTTCATCATCATTGAGTAACATCTTAGCATTCTCGTCTACTAAACCATAACCGGGGATGTGACCAGTTTTCACTTCGTGATATTTAGTTCCTGAGTCATCAGATTTACTATTTGTACGTGCGTCTTTAACCATAATTATCACCACCTATAGGGAGGGATATATTGTGTGTAGATCAGTTATTTATTCTTTATTGGAATTGTGTTAAAATGCTATTTATTGTGGTATCATTGTGCATTTACATATGATTAATCACATTAATTTGTTATAATTGAATTATTGTTATTCTTAGGAGGAAGTTTATTGTCAATTGAAGTAGGTAGTAAGGTACAAGGTAAAGTAACAGGAATCACTAACTTTGGAGCATTTGTAGAGTTACCGGGAAACATAACCGGACTTGTGCACATTAGTGAGGTTGCAGATAGTTATGTCAAAGATGTTAATGATCATCTTAAAATAGGAGATCAAGTTGAAGTAAAAGTCTTAAGTGAAAAAGAAGGCAAGCTTGCTTTATCGATCAAACAAACTATTGATAAACCAGAAGGGCAAGCACAGACTTACACTAAGAGACCTTTCCGCAAGACTGATAATCGCCCAAAAAGTAATTTCCAACCAAAGGAAACCTTTGATGATAAAATGTCCAAATTTCTAAAATCCAGCGAAGAAAACTTATCATCTCTTAAACGTAATACCGAATCCAAACGGGGCGGTAGAGGCGGAAGAAGAGGTTAACATATAATAAATCAGCGAATTTAACTTAAAAAGATTGTGAATTCATCTAAGGAATACCTTATTAAATAAGGTATTTATATGTGTGAATTCACAATCATTTATAAGGAAATCAATACTAATATAACTTTAAAGATAAATTTATAAAATTAATTAATGTTTTCATTGGTGATTGTATATATTTACTATATACTAATATTAACAGGTTAAGCAGAGAGGAAATGTTCAAATGCTGCTAAATGATTTGTACGGATGGTATCAAAGAAATTTATCTAAGTGGAGTACATATACAAAACGAAAGGCAATAGAAGAGCTTAAATCCATAATTAAATTAATTGAAGAAGACATTAGACAGAGTAAATCTAATAAAGGAGGGGTTCAACATGTCAATAGCTGACGTAAATGAGATTAAAGATAAGATTACAAAAAGTAATGGATAAGTTGTTGATTTGTATTCAACGTAAGTCTTTAATCAAATAATGAGATTTTTAGATGATAAGTTGAATAAAAGTTCTAAATATGAAAGTAATCAAACGAGTAACGCCTATAGGAAAGATATTAAAGATTTCTTTTTAATATTACGGGATAAAGATATTAAGTTTCTAACAGAAGAAGATATGAATATTACTTATGATGACTTTGAAGATTTTATTAATTACTTAGAGGTAACTGAACTGTATTTTAATTCATCAATAAATAGGAAAATGTCTAGCGTGAAATCTCTTCTTGAATATTTGCATTCTAAAAAAGTCGTATCAGATATTAGCTACTTGAAGTGGGTAAAAAGTAAAGCAGATGAGTCTGAAAGACATGGAATATTGACAGTTAATGAAGTTAAACAGATGTCTGAATTAGCTCTTGAGGAAAGAGAGAAGGGTATTATAAAGAAGTATTTCTTTTTATTTGGATTGAATACAGCTCTAAGGAAAGAAGAGATTTTAAATCTAAAGTGGAATGATTTTCATGAAGAAGGTTCAAGTGTTTTCATTAGTGGTATTGGTAAAGGTAATGTTAAATATAAAAAGAGATTTCTTTAAAGTTTTATGAGGAATTATTAATTTTAAATATTGGGCAAGAAAAAGTATTTGATATTTCTTCAGATAGTATTGTAAGCATGTTTAATCGAATTAGGAAGAAAACGAAATTCCCTAAGCAACGTAATATAGTTATCCATAGTATTAGAAAAGCTGCTATCAGTAATTTTTATAAGTTAACTAAAGATCCTTTTGCAACTATGAGATTTGCAAATCATAAGAATTTTAACACTACAGTTAGATATATACAGGAGGAAAGTTACGGAGCAATTTCATTTACTGAAGATGTAGATTTAGATTTGCACAAGAAGATTAGTCGTGCAGATTTATTGGAAGCATTAAGTGAAATGGATGATTCTTTTGTGCTATTACTTAATAATAAGATTAAAGAAAATCAAAATAAAAAGCTAAGAAATTAAGGGAAAATATGTAATTATTGTTTACATTGAGTTTTAAAGACTGTATATTATTATCAATAGATATTTATAAGATTACGCTTAAAGGGGTGGCACTATTTAGTGAGAGTAAGTAGAAATGAATTAGAAAATACATTGCAAGATGTTATATTAGAGATAAAACATGATAAGAAGAAAGTTAAAAATATTAAAACAGGATTGAAGGCGTACAGTATTCCTCCTGGAGCAGTACAGAGTTATTTTGCTAATCCTCAAGAAAATCTTCCAGAATTAGATCTGAGAATTCTTTGTTTATTAGCTGAAGAGATTTATTTAGAAACAATGATTGATGATTTCAATCCAAAAAATATATTTGAAGAACAAGAGTTAAAAGTGGCTAGAACTTTTGATTATTCATTATTGAGTAGTATTAACATCATTGATTTTCCTATATATTTGAATAACGTTATTATGATTGATTCTGAGAATTATGTGACAGTTTGGAATGCTAAATTTATAAAACAATTAATGGATAATCAACTACTAAGGTATAACTTTGATACCCAAAGAGAGCATATTAAAGTAAAAAGAAATAATACAATTCAAAAGGTAATCAACTTAAATAGTAAATCTGTAGATGAAATTGCACAAGCAGCGTTAAAAGGAGAGTTAGAGAAAACGACTATAACTATCAACGCATTAGTTGGTACTGCTGATGACGGAGAAGAGTTAGAGTATGATGCTAAAAAAATGCAATTAATTATTAAAAATGGTACATTCTTGGACATTGTTGATGGGATGCATCGAATCTCCGGAATAATTAATGCATTAGAATCTAATCCTGAACTAGAACATGAGTTTATTATTTCAATAAAAAACTTTAATACTAAACAAGCTCAACGTCATTTAGCTCAAATAAGTACATTCAACCCAATTTCAAAAACACATATAGAAGCATTAAAGGAATCAAGAAAATCAGATATGGTTGTTAGACATTTAATGAGAGAATCTGATTTAAAAGGAAGAGTATCTCAGACCTCAACTCCAAAGCCGACTTTGGGAGAAATTGTTTCTTATAATACTTTAGCAGATACAATAGATGAAGAATTTCAAATGAAAACCAAATTAGATGCAGAAGAAGTTGGCGAGTATCTTACTAAATTCTTTGATCATTTAATTGGGACTTATTCGGAGGAATTTGTAGATAACCTAGGAAAAGATAGGAATTTGATTAGTGAAAATATAATGTTCGCAGGTTATATCATATTAGCAAGAAAAATGTTGGATGATAAAATTAAAATTCGAAATCTTAAAGAGATAATAGATGAGCTAAATATAACTAGAGATAATGAAGTATGGGAAAAAGCAGGAGTTCTAGATAAAAATAAAATTTTTGTAAGTACTGCTAAATCAAAGGTGAAAATGTATTTCAGGAATCTTGAGTTGAATAAGTTTAGAGTTGCAGGAGGTATTGAATAATTGTGGCCGAATTATATCAAGAACACATAAAGGAACAATTTTTAAGTCAATATGATAATAAAAGTACAATTGATACAATAAAGCATATTTTTATAAGGAGTGCGGAAACAGAGTTTTTAAAAGAAAAAGACTTGTTTGATTTCACTATAGAAGAAATTGAAGATATGATGAGGGAGCTAAATCCCAAAACAACAAATTCAGCAAGAACATACGGGAGATTTATTAGAAAATATATCGAATGGTCAATAGAGCCTAAAGGTTATAGAAGAAGTAATATTAACCTAATATCGTCAAAGCATATGTCTTATTTTGATAATTTTATAGATAGGTCATTGAAACTTTTATATACAGATGAAGAGATAAGTGAAATGTTAGAGAAGCTGGTTAATTATCAAGATAAGGTGATAATTTGTCTTTTATTTATAGGGATAGCAGGGGATGGACTTTTTGAGATACTAAATTTGAAAAGTAATGATATAGATTTTGAAAATAGAATACTTCTTTTGAAAGATGATGATGGGAACGAACGAACATTAGAAGTATCTAAAGAAGTAATAGAAATAATCGAAGGTGCGCTAGATAAAGAAAATAGCCATTATTTATTAAAGAACGGACAATCAACTGGTAAGAAATCACATGCCTTTCTGGTGGATAATGATTACGTAATTAAATCGACTTTAACTAATAATCTTGTGAACCCAGAGAAAGCAAGTAAGCATCTAATATTTAGAAGGCTTTCAATGATGTCCGATAAAGATGTTCTTGATTATCCATATTTAACTGCCAGCAACATCGAGAAATCAGGTAAAATAGCTTTAGCAAAAGACTTATATATAGAAAGAAAAACACTTGGTAATGACGAATTAAATATAATTGGTGATAAATTCGGTATGAAAAAAATTATGAGAAATGGTGAGTGGGGCTATAATCTTCATTCTCTTAGGCAATATATCAACATAGAAAATTTGAATGACTTATATCCGGAAATTTTTTGATGATTTACCCTTAAATCCCTGTAACACTAAAGGGATTTAAAAACATATACACTAAAGATAAAATTACACGTTTATATTTTGGTGAAGAATAAATTTTGGGTTTGTGAATTATACATTTGTTATTAACTATCTATACCAAATATGAAAAAATATACAAAATAAATAATGATACAATTTGAAATATATTGTAATATTGGTATAATAGTCAAAAATTTCACCAAGTAGTGAAGTTCCGAGGAGACTGACGCATAAAAAGCCGTCAAGTCTGCCTACTAATCCTTTATTATCATATGAATAAAGATCCTCCATGGAACAGCCTAGCGCAGCAGAAATAAGGTAAGCGGTCTGTAGGGACATCCTCTTTCTGTTGTTAATATACGCAGAAAGTTGAGTTGGAGACATTCCAGTCTGTTCACAAAATTCTATTTGCGTTAGGTCACGTTCGCGAAGGAGGCTGGAAAGTAGGCATTTTCCGATTGTAACTTCAAACATCGGAAAAGATTCATTGCAATTTAAGAATCAACTATTAGATACTGGGAGCAGTGTGCATGAAATGAAAGTAACTTCTCATGATTTAAAATATGAAACAGTTGAGGAGTTTGAAGAAAGAATATTAAAAGAAGAGGACAAAAAAATACTGAGCGACAACTCAGCATCGAAGGCTAACAGATCATGACTGCAATCATGATAAGTGAAAAAATAAATACATAATAAGTATGTTTGTAGATAAATATTATCAAATGTAATGGGGAAGTTGAAGTGAACATATATAAATTAGGTCAAGAGTCACGCTTTTAAAAGTTATCTTACATAATAAGTTACTGATGATTTTTCTTTTTTACACTCGATAAAGATAACTTTATGAGGTGTTGTGGATTCTTTTTTTGTGGATTTTTATTTTAATTAAAAAATAAATTTACAATAAAGGGAGTGTCTAGTTTGAGCATTGAGCTAACACCAAATGAATATTATTAAAGAAGAAAAGAATAAGGTTAGTGATCAACTATGTACAGTAAAAACTGGTTGCCTCTAAAAACATTAAGAAGACAACCAGAGTATATGATTGAATAAATTATTGTGCAGTTAAGCCACCATCAATTACAAATTCAGAACCTGTAGAATAGCTTGATTCTTCGGAAGCTAAGAATAAAACAAGATTTGTTACTTCTTCTGACTTTGCGACACGTTTAAGTGGAATATGTTTCGCAAATTCTTTAATGACTTCAACGGAATCACCTTGAGTTACCATTGGTGTTTCAATTACACCTGGATGTACTGAGTTTACGCGAATACCGTAGCGCGCAAAATCTATCGCTGCTGCTTTTGTCATTCCGCGAACTGCAAATTTAGTATCGGTATAACCAATTGCTCCAGCTACTAAGCCATTCATTGAAGAAATATTGACGATTGATCCGTTTTCTGTTTTTTTCATAGATGATACAACTGCTTTCATCCCTAAAAATACAGATACTTGATTAATATTTACGATTTTTAAATATTGCTCTAATGTTGTATTTTCAATAGAATTGTTGACACTAATACCAGCGTTATTCACTAAAATATTTACGGGGCCAAAAGCTTTTTCTGTTTCAGCAACGACTGCATCCCAATCTGCTTCACTGGATACGTCTTGTTTAATAAACATAGCATTTTCTCCAAGCTCCTGAGCAAGTGCTATACCCGCTTCTTCGTTTAGATCTGTTATTACAACTTTTGCGCCTTCTTCTACGAATTTACGTGCATGTGAAGCACCCATACCACGTGCTGCACCTGTAATAATAGCGACTTTATTTAATAATCTTGTCATAATAGCACCTCTTTTGTTTATTTTGATAGTTGAACTATCAATTTATACAGATTTATTTTATAATATTTATAAGAATATATCAAGATAATAGAAAGGGTTGTAAAACCTTGACAATAAATGCTAGAGAAAAAAATAAAAAGCAACGCACAGAACAAATTATTCTTGCTGCTGAGGAATTATTTTCAGAGAAAGGCTTATATGATGTACAGATGCAGGATATTGCCACAAAGGCTAATGTTGGTATCGCGACTTTATTTCGTTATTTTCCAAAAAAGGAAAATATAATTGTGGAAGTAGCAGTCTTTGCTTTAGGCAAGTTTCAAGAAGACTTACAAAAGATTGCTGATTCAGAAAAAAATGCATTTGATAAACTAGAGCACTTATTTGACTATTTTTTAGAAATAGCAAATGGGCCCGCTAGAAAAGTTACGTTATTTCGTGAAGCATTCGAAAGTTACTCTTCATACAGAAATGAGCCATTAGAAAATATTGATGCATATATTGAAATACAAGGAGTTTTATCGAATGAAATATTCAAAATCATTAAGCAAGGAGAAGTTGACGGTTCCATTCGTTCAGATATAAAAATGGAATTAGCTCTTACCACAATAACGAATTGTTTTGGTATATTTTCAACTAAAATCACGCTACATGAAAAGGTAGCTAATTTTCCATCAGGAATTACGGCCATTGACCAACAACAATTTTTAAAAGAGATGTTTCTTAGTTATATTAGGGCTTAAAGAATCGACCATCAAATTTCTCAATAGTAGTATTAACTAGTTAATATCGTGTACAACAAAGTGGTGATATATACTTTACGAAACAATAAGTGACCTAAAATTTTATTGAACGTTAGAGATTGTCCCAAAACTTTCTTTCGCTGATAATTGTAGGGCGAAGGAGGTGGTATCTTGCTTATAGTTGATACTAAAAGGGAATTAAATCCTATTAAAGATCTACCTAGAGATCGATTGTTTTTTTTAGAAGATATTATGCAGCGTAAAAGTGATATGGATAAGAAAAGAGGAGCATCGTCTTAGCGATGGTGCTTTTTATTTTGGAATAATATTTAGTATTATTGTCTAGTACAAGTCCTCACCTACTTACATAAGCTACATCGTAAAGTAATAATCCAAAAAAAGGGTGGGATGTTTTTATGAGTTGTAATTGTAGAAGATGTCGTGAGAAAGCACAAAGGGAGGAAGTAATTACAAGCCCAACTAAGACAGTAGTAAACACTAGGACAAAAGAACGTGTAGTTAAGCATATTCATCCAACGGAAGTTATTAATGTTAATAGAACAGTTGTTAGGAACGAGCATTTCTTTCCAGTGCATGAGAGAGAAGTAAATGAAGTAGTAGAGGAAAACTTTAATTGTGGAAGTGACTTTAATAACAATAGATGTAGACCGTTTTGGAACTGGTAATTATGAAGTAATTTAGTTCAAGGAAGCACTCATAACATTGGGTGCTTTTTATGTTGGAGAAAGAAGGTGCTGAGGTTGAGAGTGTCGTCTCTTTTGGATATATTGTCATGATTTGTCGAACGATAGCATTTGTCCCTTTAGTTCCTTTTACTCATAATTGTAGGTGGAAGGAGAGGCTTTACATGATTAGAAAATGCTTGCTTTTTTTAATGCTATTTACGTTTTTACCCGGTTCCGTAATGGCGAACAGCCAATCAGGGCAATATTATCCACCTACAAATTCTGACTATTTTCAGAAGAAGTTCTCGTGGCAAATTTACGTATCTCATGGAGTGAAAAAGATAACATTCATTCAATATGATATGGAAAATAAGGAAAGAGGTTTGATCTATTATGATGATCCGCCTCAAAACTCTTTTTTTTGGGTAGATTTTACTTGTCGTGGGAATGTAAGAATAAATTTCTACAATAAAAAAGGAAAGTTAATAGGTTCGTTTACTCGCGGTCATGGAACATCGTATTTAAATAACTCAGCATGTAATTATAAAGACTTTGTTTATGGTTCTGATTTTGACGAGAAAAATAGAAAATATAAAAGTGATAAATTTAAAGGGCCAAAGTAATTAGCATCCGTCTGGATGCTTTTTATTTTGGAGAAAGAAGGTGATACTAATGAAAGTAAAATGTAATGAATGTTCCAAAGAGTTTCCTATCAACTTAAAAAAGAAGAAACATGGAAAGGCTGTAGTTGAAACATATTTTGTTTGTCCGCATTGTTCTGCACGATTTAGTGCTGCATTTACAAATGATCGAGCTAGGAAATGTCAAAAGCAAATACAAAAGCTTTGGGCTGAAATAAGAGGTTGTGGAAGTCCACAACTGGCTGAGCACAAGAAAGAGAAAATCGATAAATTAACTAAGGAAAACAAAAAAATATGAGTGAGTTGAAAGCACAGTACGCATCTACTTGATGGGTACTTTTTTGATTAGGAGGAATCGTTACCTCGGCAGAGTATCAGACAAAGGAACAGAAGAAGAAGTTCTATAGGTCGGGGCGATGGGAGTCATTAAGGATTCATGCTCTCGAAAGAGATAACTACGAATGTCAACAATGCAAGCGTGAAGGCAAAGTTCGTGTGGACTCAAAGAAGGTACAAGGTGAGCGCAAGAGCATTGAATTAAATGTGCATCACAAGTACGAGATAGAACATTATCCAAAGCTTGCTTTAGTTCTTGATAACTTAGAAACGCTTTGTCTTAGCGGCCATAACAAAATGCATCCTGAAAAAGGATTCGGTAAGAAAGGGAAGCAGGCGAAGTGGGGTGACGAGAAGTGGTAAGACCCCCGGCCCAATATTTTGTTAATTTTTAAAACTCTGGGGACCGGAGAGGGGCTCGAATTTCCAGATTTACGAGTAATTTCTCGTGAGACTATTAAATTGGGGACTACTGTAAATTAGGGAGGGGAATAGGGTGGCAAAAGTGAGCGTGAAACGTTAAGAAAAAGAATTGAAAAGGATTTGAATAATCAATTAAAAGTAAAAAAGATTGCGGGAAATTTAGCTGTTGTTCGGCTAACTAATATGCCAGCGATCTTAACTGAAATTGCTTATATTGACTCAAAAGATGCTGAATTGCTAAAGAATAATAATTTCAACAAGGATATGGCTGCTGAATATGCATGAGGTGTAGCGAAATATTTGGATTTACCATTTAAAATAGTTACAGCGAAAAAGAATTGGGAGGAAGCTACACTAAGTGGATATCTTGAAGGATACCCACCGTCAATTAGAGATATAGGAAAAGAAGTGGGCTTGAAATCATCTAGCACAGTCTCAGGTCATTTAGTTAAGCTAAGAGACAAAGGACTAATTGGTTGGGAAGACGGGAAACCTAGGACTTTACATATAATAAATAAAGAAATCTCGTTTAAATAGTTAAGAAGAGCCCTTCTCGATGTGAGAGGGCTTAATTCTTTTTCTAATACTTGGGTCATACCAAACGTCATCAATGGCCATGTTTTTTCCACTTCTTGAATAATTGAATTTAGCAATATTGGCACCTTCAAGATGGTAAGGGACTTCCCAAAACACAGTGATTTCTGATATATCGCTTTCAGCAATCAATTGAGCAGCTAAATCCTCGCTGTATAATTTTAGAATCTCTTTTGTTGTCTTTTTAGTGTTTTTTGAATCCCACTTCAAATATGGTAACACGATATAATCGTTATCTTTTGCTGTACCGTAATGATCATTTACTACAACCTTAGTAATAGCTGTATTGTAATACTCTTTTTTTATTATTTTTTTCACTGTATCAGCTATTTCTTTATCTCTAGCTATCGTACTTACTTCTACAATATTTTTAGAAGCAGCTTCCTCTTCAGCTATTAATTTTTCTTTGGCTTTTTGTATAGCATTTTCTTCTTTCTTCTCTAAAGCTTCAGCCTTTTTTTTAGCCTTCTCTTCTGCGTCTTTAGATTCAAGTGAAGAGGAAGTATTAACTGCCGGAGGATTTTTAACACCATCGATTACTGCTAAAACAATCATTAACCCAAAAATGGTAACTGATAATAAAATATATCTTTTAAACTTTCCATTCTTCTTAAATAACGAAACTATAACAAATAAAATTATAGGTTTATAAAAAGATAAAATGGATCAGAGGAATTACAAATGACTACTATGATCATGAACCCGTTCACTAATGAAATTATCGCAGAGTGAGATTTTCAAATGGTAGAAAACTGGCATTAGATAATAAATAACTATAAAAGGGGAGAATTGTTATGGATAAAGAAGTAATTGAATCCAATTTTTTGAGTGCGTGTTTCGATTTGGGAACAGAGCTGCTTTATAAAGAAAAGCGAACAGCTGCTGAGAGTCAATTTTTAAAAGCACTTGATATAGTAATAGATTATAAAGGTAGTGTTAGAGCTGAAGTAAAGTGCTCTTAA